ATGCTTTATTTCTTTTCAATAATCCCGCTATTATCAACGCCTTGCCAGTATGTAACGCTTTATTTTTGTGTGTTCTTCATAGATTTGAAGGTTATCAATTTACGTATAATGTGTACACTGATGTGTATATCTTCTTCCGGAGTGTACACATTGCTTACCGACACAAAATTAAGAAAAGCTCTTGGTAAAAAAAGAGACCAAATCGAGGTCATTTCAGACGCACATGGTCTGAATGTCAGGTTGTCTACATCCGGCAGTATAACATTCTTTTACCGCTACAGATGGAACGGGAAAGCCGCACAACTAACGATTGGTGATTATCCAACCACCTCATTAGCTCATGCCCGAGAACGTAGGCAACAGTTCAGGGCTTGGCTAGCGGAAGGGCTTGATCCTAGACGGCAAGTAGTACTCGAGAAACAGAAAAAAGTCGAAGCGCTTACAGTGAAAGAAGCATTTGATTACTGGGAGAACTACTACTGCATCCCTGAAGGTCTGGTAAAAATCAAAGTTAACCGCCGCGACTTCAATAATCATATAGCCCCAGTGCTCGGAAATATGATTGTAGATCAGACAACTAAAGCTCACTGGCTAAATCTTTTTGACGGTATGGGGCGAAGAGTGGTTACAGGGCAAATGCTCGGTTTGATGCAGCGCACATTTCGTTTCTGTTCCAACCGTGGGGTAATTAACGTGAACCCTATTGAAAGCCTTAGACGATCAGATGTAGGGCTCACAGCAGCTGTAAAAGATCGCAGGTTAAGTGATGATGAAATCATTACAGTTTGGAATGCCCTGCCTGAGATGAAATATAGGCAGCAATTGATAATGAAGTTTCTCATTATGACTGGCTGTCGAAGTACAGAGATCAGAACAGCAAAATGGGAATGGTTTGATTTAAAGGAAAAAACATGGACTATCCCGGCAAGTGACTATAAAACAGGGAAGTCGGTGAGAAGGGCGCTTCCTGAGGCTGTAATAAAGATGATGGTAGTTGAAAAAGAAACATCAGTTTCAAAACATGTTGTGACGTTGTCACGATACAGGGGGCCAGAAGATGACAGGCCGCCACTTCAACCAAACGTGGCTCTTTTCTCTGCGCAGATAATTGCAAAAACAGGGATGAAACCTTGGTCGCTTCATGATTTGAGAAGAACAGTGGCGACGCGCCTTTCTGAATTAGGTGCGCCACCACATGTTGTGGAAAAGCTACTAGGGCATCATATGTCTGGAGTCATGGCGCGGTATAACCTCCACGATTATTTGGATGATCAGCGTCATTGGCTTGCTGTTTGGCAGCGTCATCTTGAGAAGTTGATTGGCCAGCCTCTGGTTTGATACTCATGTTGTCTTCCCAGGCAAGAAGGTCTGACAAACGCCATCTTTTAGGGCTGCCATTTATTTTTGGCTTCGGAAACGGCTGAGAAAAGTACGATGGCATCCGGGATGGTGTGCTCCAGAAATACAGTGTGCTGCGCGAAATTTTGTATCTGGACAGAATGTCACTGGTTACCAATATTTCATCTTGGAAATGAGATGCGTTATTCATAAAAGCCCCTTAGTTACATTGTCCAGGAAGATGCTGCAGCCTGCGGGCGCAGCTCATAGCAGTAGCCACGTAACTGCAGCGTCGGTTAACCACCTCAACAGTAATTTTTGAACCCTGCACCACGACGGTATAAGTCCGCTTCATTTTCTGCCGACCATAATCGCCATAAAGCTCTACGTGTTTTGCCAGTGCGGCATCACAAGCCTGGCGGCCTAGCGGTGATTGCTTGCTTCGGTTTATCAGTCGCATATCCACCTCACACAAATACATCAACCGGATCGCCAGCTGCTCGCGCGTTGTCGTTCGCTTCACGGCGAAGGCCGAGAACATAGCCAACGGGATCCCAACTGGACAGAATTGCGTTGAGCTCTTTCTGGCTGTGCCAGGTTGTCATGCGCTTTTTAAGCGCGGTGGCGCAGGCGCGCACGTTCGCTCGAGTGGGGCCGGCCATCTTCATGCACAAGCACAAAGTCAGAAGCAGATCCGAATATTCGTCGGCGGCCGCGCGCAATGTGGCCGGGTCAATGCTTGCTTCGAGCTCAGGTAATTGATGTTTAAGGCTCATGCTGTCTGCTCCTCAATCCGCTTGAACTCGATAACCCACACCCAGGGGTTGTGTTTAAAGCTCTGCTCTGGATAGATGCCGTCCCACAACTGACGAAACCACAGCCATTTATCCATCGGCCCACCAAACGGAGAGGGATCCGCCGGATAGCCCTCTTTGCCAGCATCTTCGTCACTCACGCTAGCGAGGCGCTCAACCCGCACGTCTGTAATTTCCAGTAGAATTCGACTGGCCCAACGCGGCATGTGGATTGACGGGCGCCATCCGTGACGCAGGTTGTCGTCAGCGTCGTAATATTCCGGCGCTGGCTTGCCATCAGCGGCATACTGGCAAAATTCTGGCTTTTCGAATTTCGAGCTATCTTCGAGGTATGACTCCATCTGTTCGTAATCGAATAACGGCCCCTGAAATGTTTCACGTACCCAGATGCGATCGCCGACGACACCAAATGGACAGGTGAACGATTTGGAGCGCGCTTTTAGGCCGCACGCATCAGACGATGACCAAAAATACTTACCGTCATCACTACCGTTTTTGGAGTCAGTCACCCGGCGTAACCCAAGCCCTGAATGTTCTGGCTGAATTTTCATGATCCGCCGAGTCTGCGTCTTTCGACCGTCGAGGATGGCGCGAACCATCTCACCGTTAAATATCATTCCGCGCTCAATAATTTTCGGCATATCGTTACCGGGAGGGCGAACCCTCCCGCCTCCCTTAGCCCAGGTATTCCGGTTTCATGTCGTCCAAGGTGATACGGAACTGGTCATACAGTTCATCACCGAGGTGGCGGCGCGATGAGGTCAGGGTGCTTTCTGCCTTCGCGAATAACGCTTCCGCTTCCGGATCCCCTGGGTTAGGAAGTGAATTTATGGCAGCCTCAACCTTGTTCTTCGCATCAACAAGGTAGTAGCGCTTCACCGCCTTATTTTTCAGTTCGGTATAAAGAGCAGTACCCAGCAGAGCTTTCTGTGATTCGATGTCTGCGCGAATGGCTTTGGCCTGATCCACTGAGTTAGCTGTATCAATTCGGTCGCGGAGTCCATCGGCAACTGCGTCGACGTTAGATGCAGACTCTTGCGTGCTGGTGGAAGCGCCAACGGAGTTTGTTATCTCATTCAGCGTGACTTTTTCTGTTTGCGACGGGTTGATAACCTTTTCTTCGCGTTCGTCAATTTCGTCGGCGGTATATACCCCGAGGATTACATCCGGACAATACAGTCGCGCCCAACGTTTAACGGCAAGATAGGCCAACTGCTGGCGTGGGTCGCTCGCCCACAGTGTAGAATTGCGTACTTGTGCCTGGGAAAGCATCAGCACAAGCTCGCGAGGTTCTGATTCTCCTTTGAGCGTTGCCCAGGCGCGGACGCCTACGCCAGCTTCATCTTTCAAATTCCAGCCCGGTGCAATGTACTTTTTGTTCTGGCTGCTTGTCTTCTCCACGAAGCGTCCAACGATGTTTTCCCATGCCCCAAACCATTCAAAGTGAATACGGTCTTTTGTCGGAGCCATGGTATTGATCACTGCGTTAACCAGTTGCGCTTCATAACCAAGCACACCTGAATTACCAACGATGAAAGTCTTTTGTGCTACAGCGAAAGGATCCATACCCCAACGCGCTGCTTGCATCACTACAGCCATGCATGCATCTGGTTTACCGCGGTAATGTTCAGGGACGAAATTTCCACTGTTGGCCATCACTTCAGAAAGCGTGCGCAGGCGGTTGAACAATTCACCATTCGTCAGAATAGAAACGTTGTCGATCTTCTGGGTCTGGTTTTCAGTAGTTGCGACTAAATTGGACATTGTTATTCCCCTTATGCCTGTACGCGCAGCGCTTCAAGACGGCGCACATCAAAATCGTTAAGTTCTTCGGCGTAGTCTTCAGTGATCGGCGCCGGCCATTCTCCAGTGTCGAAACCGTTCGCGATGGCGCGCATTGCTTTGCGGTATTCCAGCATGCCAAGTTCAAGTAGTTCTTCAGATGCCTCGATAATGGCGACCCAGTGGTAGTTCTCGTCTTTGTTAACGAATATCCAGAAGAACTGATCCAGAGCAGCGGTTTCGCAGTACATAGCCGCGCTGAGGTGGTAATCGCGCTCAATGATTTCCCTGTGCAACTTCGCGCGCAGGCCTTCCTGCTTGATGTTCCACATGCTGATGGTCTTCAGGTCCGCACCAATGCGCAGGCCGCTCATGTCTATCTCAAGGTCAGGGCGCACGCGAACTTCCAGCCCGGTTTCCTCATCAATACCGAAATAGCTCACCTCAACGGCGCGGCTCGGATGCTGGAGCAGCTTGCCGGCGGTGGGGTGGTTAAATAGTGCTTTCTGTATGTCCAGCGCAGTGCTCATCTGCTGGCGGGTAACCAGTATTTTTCCTTCCGGGTTTTCGCGCCATGCATCCAGCAGTTCGTCGGCAAACACGGCATCCGGTTTAACTGATTTCACGGCCTGAATCAGATCCGCTTTGGTACCTGATACTTTCAGCGGCTGCGCCTTCTGGGCCTCCTGCGCGACCATGTCAGGGTTGATAATCGCCAGTTGCTCCAACAGGGCATCACGACTTCCGCTGGTTTTTACTGGTGCGGGCTTCTGCATTTCCTGTGCAACGAGATCCGGATTGATAATCGCCAGCGTTTCCATCAGCGTTTCCCGGCTGCCACTGGTTTTTAGCTGTGGCGGAAGGGTGGCGTTGAATTCCTTGATACAGGCTTTCATTGCAGCAGCGGTCTGTTTCTGTCCTTCTTCAATGCGCTGGAAATCAACCGGCAGAGACATGTAGCTCTGTCCTGTTTCGTTGATGTCGTTCCCCAGAGCGATCTGCGCTGGCAGACTAGCGTTGTGTTCTTCAATGAGAGCTTTGATATCATCGGTGCTGAGGGGGGCGACAAGGCTGGCGTTGTGCGCCTCCAGCAATGCTTTGATATCGTCAGCACTCAACAGCGGCGGAAGACCGGCGTTGTACTCGTCGATAAACGCGCGGATCGTCGCAGTCGTGGTGAAAGCGCCTTCCGGGATTTCCGGCTCGATGCTGAATTCTTTTTCCAGCTGTTCAGGCTGCAGCGCCAGCGCATGCACCAAATTGCCCATATCCAGAACAGGAGAGCACGTTTTTTCAATGACTTTCGAGACGTGGCGTTTTTCGAAATACATCAGAGATATACGGGCATCTTTAACCTGAGTCGAACTGGTGCCGTTCGCCGCGTGGTAAACATCGTTCGGAACACCTTCATATCGACCGGGCTCGAAGAATTCAGGCCATTTTGTTGCTTCCGGCTCTGGCTCATGCTCTTCTTCTGCAGTTGCTGATTGCTGGTCTTTCAATACTGCCGCGGTAAGGTCAGGGCAGCGCTCAGCAAGAATATCGCGCATGTTCACGGCATCTGCTTGCGGAGCAGTTGCATCAGTGCCTTCGCTTGCTGATACCGCATTATCATTTTCGTCTTTGACTGGCTGAGCCGTTTCCATCTGCACATCGCTGGTGGTTTCCCCGGAATTAGCTGGATGTAATTTTTCTTCTGCAGCGCGCTGGCGCGCCTGGTCCACGATAGAAAGTGCTGGTGATGATGCTGGCTGGCTATCCATCAGACCATCAATCGAAAAAACACCATTGCCCATGTTTGAAACTTCAGGCTGTTTGGGTTTGGTCAGGCCTTCCGTTACCCAGTTCGGCGCATCCGGATCGCTTACTCCTTCGATATATTCACCGCGCTCAGCTGCGAGAATCTTATCCACGGCTGACCGTTCAGCGATGGCGGCAGATGACACATGCCCGGCTTTCTCAATCGTTTCAGCAGAGGGCGTTTCATGCTTATGCTCTGTCAGGTTCGCATTGATATAGGTCTGCAGACTTACCGGGAAATGATGAATATCGCTGGTGGCGCCACGAATGAGGGCAAAAATGGCAGCGCGGGAATAGTCCAGGATGCCTGCGGTTTTACGCAGCGCAGCAGACCATTCTTTGAACGGACTTTCTTTTTTCTGGACGATTTCTTTAGCCCGGCGATGAATGGATGCCGGGAAATTGTAGATATCGAAATCCATCGGCATTGTGGCCAGAGCAATCTCAACATCAAGCGTATCAAGGGTATGGGTGTAGTCAGGGTTGCGATCGGTTTTATTACCGCCGCCAGCATTCGTGCCGGTGTCCGTTTTCTGAACGGAAGAAATGTAATTTCCGGCAGACCATTCGCGAACGAGTTTGCCGCGGTCAATGTGCGGAGTTTCAAACCACAGTTTTGCAAACTGGATACGCTTGCCCAGTTCGTGGCGCTTACCTTCAGGAAATACTGCTTTGTTGGCGCTGGTAAATTTCCATAGGGTAGGCATGTCGGCATCCTTCAAACCCTGGACGTTCTCAGCGGCGAGAATCAGATCCTGCACTGCGGAGTTATCGGTATCCATTTCCAGAACGGCGAGCTCTTTACGGTGAGGAATACTGATTTGATAGACGTGGTTATCATTCGCCATGTACTGCGCCAGCAGCTTAATGCGGAACGGCTGTTCAGCAATATTGAACAGGGCATTTTTATCGTTTTCGTATTCAGCATTGCCGAACGACTCCACGTTATCGCCATCACCAGCATCGCCAGCACTATTGCCTTCAACCAGCTCGCCAGAGGCAGGCTCAGAGGATACTCCAGCATCATCGGTGTGATGAACGTCCACGGGCTCTTGTCCTGGCTTCAGTGCCCAGGTACGACCGTCGTCGGCTAGCTGATAGCGTTCGCACCATGAGTAATCGAGAACGCCTTCAGCTGGCAGGTCGTTAAATACCGGGAAATCGGTACGGATTGGCTTTTGATAGTCTTTGCCGCGGCCTGTTTCAATCTCAGCATCTTCCAGGTCGACGTCCAGCTGCAGCAGCGCGCGGGATTCGGTTTTTGCAGAACGCCAGATTACGGCATCGGCTTTACCCGATTTTTGAGTCGCTTTTATCAGATAAAAATATTCCATGTGATAGCCTCAATTTTGGATGTAGAATCCCTCGGGCCATTGATAGCGCCCATTCAGGGTGTTCATTGGTTTTTGGTAATTTCCGGTGGAACTTTGGTCGGTGTCACCGGACGTACAGCCCGCTTCGGCGGGTTTTACGTTAGGCCTCGTTGGCCATCTGGTCGTATTGACCGCACTTCGTAGAGCAATAGGTCCTTTCCCGTGGCGCCAGCTGCGAACCGTGAATGATGAGGATGGTCATTTTTACTTCCTTGCCTTCCTCAATCGGCTTGCGGCAATAAGCGCATTTCTTCTGCATAACTCCCCCTACATTTGCACCGTAAATGCGGCTGGGTTTTCTGCTAATACTCCCTTAAGCGGGTAACAGTTTTCTTCAACTCCCTGCTCAACAGCTGCTTTCTTACAATCCGACTCGCTGTCATACACACCGAGAAGAACGTCCTGATTTCCGCCAGTCAGCATGCCGACAGTGAGAACCAGTGCGAACATCGTGTTCATGAAGGGTCACCTTTTTGTGCGAGCATGTAACACACCCGACGAATGAATGCTGACAGAGGGCTTAACCGAATAGCCTGTTGACGAGCGGGTGTACGTGCAAAATCGACCATTGATATAACTCCCACAGTGCGCTGATTAGCGCCGTCCAGATGAAGAGCCCGACAACTACCGAAATGATCAGGGCTCTGATGCCTTGCTTACTCATTTCAACCTCTGCCTTGTCGCCGGCCAGCGGAACGTTACTACCTACTGCGCATTGATATTTCCACCTCATCCCGGCATTCGTATGCTCCGGGCAGCTACTTCGTGGGCGTCCTGCCTTGGTGGGTTGTTGCTGGAGTTAATTAAACACAATGTTTATTGTTGTGTCAACATTATGAGTAATATTTGGTAAACAAAAAGTTTATATTGAGGGGCGGTAAGTGCAGGGAGTATGTTTATGGGACTATTATTTGGTTATAAAAACATCTATGAAGGCTAATGGTATGCGGTATGAGGATGAGTTTTTCGCGGAGATGCACCCGCAAATAGCGCAGGTTATCGGGATAGCGGTTATGCAGCTACTGGTTGAGAAGCAAGAGCCGTCAAGAGGTGCGCTGATAGAGATGATTCAGGTGTTGTGGCAGGAAGACCAGGTCGATCTGGCTGTGGAGTTGGCTATCGACGTTCTGTCGCGACCAAAGGTGTACGGGCAATAAAAAAACCCGGCCAAATTGCCGGGTTTGGTTAGTCAGCTTGACCGTTGGGCTGACCTGTAGGCTCTGTTTTTTGCCTATGCATAAACTTCCAACTTGTTACATAATCTACTAGACGAGCATTCATTGAGATTTCTGCTTTAGTTATATCTGAATACCTTTTCTTGGCATCTTCTTTATTCTCGGCGGAAGCATACGCATCGTTCATGATCGCTATTAGGCGTTTCTTCTCTGGAGAGCTGCAGAACTTTGTAAATGCAATCTGTGAGATAGACATCGAACCGATATCTTTTATTGTCCGGAAAATGAACATCAGGCAAATCGCCAAACACGGAATACTTCGATAAGCCCAAGCTTGGAGGTCTCCTTCAGGAATTAACTGGGGAACCAGATCTGTTGCATACCCACATAAGACACTGGAAAGTATGAATGGCAAGCTCTGTTTGCTAACGTTTTTAGCTTCATCAGTTGTCATGTCGAGAGCCACCGCACTTTTTCTCTTTCAGAAAATCTAAAGTCGCGTCAAGCAAATCTTCATTTTTTTTAAGGTGTTTTACATATGGTTTTAAGTCTTTGTGGTCTCTACAGTAACTGATTGATTTCACTTCTGAAAACCTAGCTACAGCAAAGGCCAAGCCTATTTTAGATATCCAATAAATTATAGGCATTAGGGCCAAGTACAACGGAATGTAGTACATAAATCCCCCCCCTTTAAGCCAAACTATAACACTTATAAAAACGACAATTGTTATAGAAAGTGCTCTTACTAGTTGTCGCTCATCTCGATAAGAAGCCCGGTATACTGGTCTTATGATAGCAATTTGTGTAGGTGTAAAAATGATATCACCTGATTGATTTTCAATCGGAGGAAATGCAGTTTCATTCGTAAATCTACTAGGGGAGCAAAGTGATTCATAATGCTCAATGCAGACAGAGGCCACAATCTACTCTCCTCTAATTTTAGCGGAAACATGATTTGTAGAAAATGTAGCTACATAGCCACATTCCACACATATAACCGGATAAACCCACATCCCTCTACCTGCTTCCAAAGGAATAGGTACTGTTAAAATTGCAGCATGCTCACTACTATCGCGACGACCTGTGATAGCCCAAACTGTTGATCTACACAGTGGGCAAACCATATCACCGTGCTTTGCTTCATACTCGCCAACGTAGTCTGATAATTCTTTACTTGTTACGGATAATGATCTTTCAACATTTTTATTATCTGTAAATGACTCAATATCATCGTCGGCTGCCATAACATACCTGTTAGCTAAAAGGTTAAATTGTAATGTTCAATCAGTAGATTAAAATATCATGCGCTCGAGAAGGAAAATGTGCACTGTAGAGCGAAATGCAAACCAAAATTTGGAAAATGCTTTTTCTATTCTTTGATACGCCGCCCCATATACTTGGCATACAGCTCATCGAGCTCTTTGAGACGCAGAGATACGATCCGCAACATGTTCTGCTGCTCTTCTTCGTTGGGGAGTTGGTTATAGAGTTCCAGCAACCGTTTCTCGTCCGGGCGTAAACCATCATTTGCATCGACGTCCTGACCTAAAACCCACTCAAGGCTTACGCCAAGAGCATCAGCGAGCTTTATGGCAGAGCTCTTTCCGATCGCTCCCCGCACAAACCAGTTGTTAACCGATTGCGAACTTACACCACAAATTCTCGCTATATCCGCTTTGGATATGCGCTTCGTCTCAATTATTTCATTGAGCCTTTGGACCTGTGGGTTGTCGGACTGGTGCGTATTTTTTCTCATATATCACGATTTTAAACTAAATGTTTACCACCTCAACATTCATAAAGTTGACATTAAAATAAACATAATGTTTAATCATCTCTGTAACTTTAACGGAGTGGTTTATGAACGCATTAGAAAAAGCCATACAGATCGCTGGTGACGCAACGAAGCTAGCAGAAAAACTGGACGTCTCATCTATGACGATTAGCCATTGGAAGCATCGCCATGGGGGAGCTGTTCCTCAGTCTCGGGTTTTCCAAATCTTCCGGGTAACCGGCGTTACTCCTCATGAACTTCGCCCAGACCTTTACCCAAATCCAAACGACGGTTTGTCTTCACAAAATCTGGCGGGATGACCATGCAAACACTTTCCTTTCAACAAAATACCGGATTCAACCCCGGCGCTCTGATAAAGCGAAATCAGACGAAAGTGGCAGATCACGACGGCATTCGTTCTGCCGTTCGCGCCTGGGCTGCAGCTGAAGGTCAGGATGTTGTTTCGGCGTACATCATCGATGAGTGGCGCCAGCAGGGCGGGGAGGAAATTGAATTTCCTGCGGACATCAGCCGCGCCCGCCAGAAGCTTTTCCGTTACCTGGATAACGAGGCCGACTCGGAAAAGTATCGCGAGAATGTGTGTCTTCTGACGCCAGCCATCATGGCCGTGCTCCCGCTGGAATACCGCCACCGCCTGTTGCCTGAAGACAATTTCATGTCCCGTCTGGCACGACTGGAGAAAGAGACCAGCGAAGCGAAGGTAGCTGTTGCTATGGGAGCTCCACGCCATCAAAAGCTGAAAGAACTGAGCGAGGGAATATTCGAGATGTTCCGGGTTGACCCAGAGCTAACGGGGCCGCTAATGGCAATCGTCACCTCAATGCTCGGCACGTTGTAGCTGGAGGTTTACGTGAACCATATCGAATTCATTGAGAAAAACGTCCGCGAAGAGCTTATCCGGCAGGGCTTTACCCAGGCAGTGGCTCAGGGGGGGGGCATTTCAGGCTGTCGATATGTACAAGCGCATGTCACAGGCCAGTCGTAAGGGAGGCATTTTTGATGATGTTATGCGCCACGCCAGGCTGTGGGCTGAGAAGCAAACCAGCGCTGCAGAAAAGCGAGAAGCAAAGAAATCAATCCGTAAGGGGAATAACCAGGTTGGGTTGTTCTGAGTGGGTGAAGACTGTTGTGCGCCAACACAGCCAGTCTTCGGGGTGTGAAAAAAGGGCTCTTAGTTCACGGAGTGAGTATGTCAAATACCGCTGAAGTTATCAATTTTCCGATTAAAACCGAGCGTTCGGGAGGTCAAATGGCCGACCTGGCTAACGGGTATACCAAGATCGCAAACGAGATACAGAAGCTCAAGCCACGTCTGCGGATGTCTGGTCGTGAGTGGCAGTGTCTTGAGGCTGTTATCTGGCTTACCTATGGATGGAACAAGAAGCAGGACCGAGTAACAAACACGGTGATTGCTGAGCTTACAGACCTCGGAGAGTCGCATATTTCCGACACAATAAAATCTCTCGCGGAGCGGAAAATTATCTTCGCTCATAAGCAGGGAGTGATGAAAATTGTCGGTATAAATACTGAGCTATCTGAGTGGATTTTAGACAAACCGAAAACGGGAAAACTCTTCCCGGAATCGGGAAAAGTGTTACCGAAAACGGGAAAACCCTTCCCGGAAACGGGAGACACCCAATACAAGAACAAGAACAATAGTAAAAGATCTTCTTCGTCTCGGAATTCTAAAGAATCCCGAAACGAGGAAACTTTGAAGTTTCTCTCTCGTCATCCAGAAGCGGTCGATGGGATTTATACCCCTGCGGGAAAATCCTGGGGAACTGCTGACGACCTCAAAGCCGCGCGATGGATTTTCGATAAAGCCCTCACCGTGAATGCCTCACTCTCAGAACCGAACTGGGTTGAATGGGCAAACACCATCCGTCTGATGCGCATGCAGGACAAGCGCAGCCATTACGAAATCTGCGAGTTGTTCAAGTGGGCCAACGAAGACAGCTTCTGGCAGAACAACATCCTGAGCCCCACCAGCCTGCGAAAACAGTGGGATAAGCTCACGACTAAACGTCAGCGCAACCCAAACCCACCACACGCGAAATCCTGTGCAGCTGCGCTGGACAATACCGACTGGATCAAGGGGGTACTTGAATGAAATCTCTCGCAGAAAGCATGCATAACTTTGACCGGAAGAACTTCCAGCGTATCGCCGCCGGCATGCCTGAAATGCAGGATGCGCATAGCTTTGCACATCAGGCGACAAAAACGGCTGAGATATTCAACGAGCTGTTTCGCCAGCTGCTCGCCGTATTCCCGGCACTGGCCAGCAAGTCTGCAGAAGACCTCAACGAGATGCGCCGACAATGGCTTCTGGCATTCAAAGAGAACGGGATCACCACCATGGAGCAGATTAACGCCGGAATGCGTGTTGCCCGCAAGCAGGAAAAACCGTTCATGCCGTCGCCGGGACAGTTCGTCGCCTGGTGCCGTTCTGAACAGGCTGTTTCTGCTGGACTGCCAGATGCGAATGAACTGGTTGATATGGTCTACCAGTATTGCCGAACTCGCGGACAGTACCCCGACGCAGAGTCATATCCTTGGCCTGAGCACAAAGTCATCCCGGCCACGCTGAAGCACAAAGCCTGCTACTGGATGATCACGGGACTGTACACCGATATGCGCGCAAATGGCCTCAGCGATTCAGAACTGCGTCGTAAAGCATCGGATGAACTGTTGCGTATGGTTCGTCGCTTGAACGCCGGAGAAACGATTCCAGAACCGGTCAAGCAGATCCCAAAACTCGGCGGACGTCCGCTAAGCAACGAGCAGGGGTTAAACAAAATTGCTGAGATTCGCGCGAAGTTCGGTTTGGGAAGAGGGCGGAATCATGGCTAGAGCATTTTCAACTGCTGAGCGCCGGGAGTATGTCCGCGCAGTGATTCGTATCACGAAACATCAGGGGCGCCTGACGACCAGCGATGCAATGAAAAAACTGGGGTTAAGCCGCGATACCGTTCTGAAGTATTTCCGTGATGCGGAAGCCACTGGCGAAGTTGTTCGTCATGGCCGATCCGGATTATTCCGCGACCAGCGCGCCGTTATCGATTTTGACATGAAACGATTTGGTCTGGTGCCGAAAGCAGTTGTTGGGATGAATTACAGCCTGCTTGGCAGTCCTGTTTTTCAGCGAGTTTTAGATGTTCAGGAGGCTATTCATGGCTAAGAATTCTATCGATGTATACGGTGCCAGCGGAAAAACAAACGTGCTCAACTTCGAGCCTGAAAACCTGCACCTGGTCACCGATAAGACCCATCCACTTTACGATGAGCGTGTACACCTGCCGATCGAAGAAGGGATGGTCCTGAACATTGCGGAGCTGGGTGTACTGGAGCCGATCATCGTCTGGAAAGACCCTGAAACGGGGCTCACCTGCGTAGTTGTTGGCCGTCAGCGCGTTAAACATACCCTGGAAGCAAATAAACTCCGTCTGAAAGAAGGCAAAGACCCATTGCTTGTTCCAGGAGTCGTTAAGCGCGGATCAGCAAATCAGATGGCTAAATACATGGTCAGCGAAAACGAAATTCGCCGACCCGATACACCGCTTGGCCGGGCTAAGAAAATGTCAGACGCGCTCGACCGCGGACTCGATGAGGACGACATTGCGGTGTTGTTTGGCTGCAGCGTTCAGACCGTACGCGCAACGCTGTCACTGCTGGATGCTACTCAGGCTGTTCGCGATGCAGTGGAGTCTGGAGCTGTCACCGTTACTCAGGCGCGTCAGCTGGTATCGCTTAAACCAGAAGAGCAGCGGGAGAAGGTCGCTGAAATCGAAGCGGCAACTGCTGGCACAACCGGCCATGAAAAAGCCCGGCGTCAGCGCGCTGTGCTTGGCGAAACTAAGTCACGTCTCAAATCACGCAAAGAAATCACAAAAGCCCTCGAAGGTGCCAGCGGTGAATACGCGGCGGCTCTGCGCTGGGTGCTTGGGGAGGCTGTATGACAATCGTAAAAACCCATACCGGCACTGTGATCACCAAAGACGGTCCGAAGGTAAAAAAACTGCACCAGACAGAGCGAATGTGGGTCGTCGGCAAGAATGAGTTTTACCACAAAGAAACCGGGCGCCGTCATTTTGCTGAGAATACGCGCCGCCGGTTGTTGTTGGAAACGATTGAGGCGATAGGTGGTTCACATGACTGAGCACGTCGAAAAATACACAAACAAGGCAATAGAAATCATCGCTGACTATATCCAGCGCACTAACAAAAAAAACGAGCAGTTGCAGGAAGCAAAGGTGCGCTTGGATAAAAAAATCGCTCTGTTTGCAGACGATGAGAACTGCAACACAAACAGGCTGATGGCCGTATTTTTACCAGCAATGACCAGCCATACCCGAGATGGCTTTTTCGACAAGATAGCAACAGCTTTAGAGAGAGCCGAATAATGGACCCTTCACTGAATTACGCCTGCAAGCGCGTGCAGGAACTGGAAAGCCTGCTGCTGGTGGAAATACCGGAAACTGTATGGCCAACGGAAGTCGGCATGGTCTTCGCTCAGATTGAAAACGCCGGAACGCTCCCGGCACATCACCAGCACCGACTGCAGCACCATATCAACCGCATGTGGCTGGAAAAAATGCCTGTACCGTCAATTATCGCCGCGGCAGGTTCGCTGGCCAACGCTATGGAGAAATACGCGTGAGTGAAATCATCGTTGATAACTTTGCTGGCGGCGGCGGCGCCTCGACGGGCATCGAGATGGCGATTGGGCGTAGTGTTGATATCGCGATAAACCACGACCCGAATGCTGTTGCGATGCATACCACCAATCACCCGGACACGCTGCACTATTGCGAGTCTGTTTATTCAGTTCGCCCGAAAGTTGCGACTGCCGGCCGCCGTGTTGGTTTGGCCTGGTTCTCGCCGGACTGTCGCCATTTTTCCAAAGCGAAAGGGGCTAAACCAGTTGAAAAAGCGATTCGTGGGCTGGCGTGGATAGTTATACGTTGGGCGCTGGATGTTGGCCCGCGGGTAATGATGCTGGAGAACGTGGAAGAGTTTAAAACTTGGGGACCGCTGCTGGCGGCAGAAATGCGTCCGGACCCAGAACGCGTTGGCGAAACATTCCGGGCATTTGTCGGCATGCTGACAACTGGTATTCCGGCAAACCATCCGGCATTGGCAGAATGCTGCGAATTTCTGAATATTTCCCTTGATAGCGAAGATGCCGCACGGTTGGTAAAAGGGCTGGGATACATCGTTGAGTATCGCGAACTGCGCGCTTGCGACTACGGCGCACCGACGATTAGAAAACGATTCTTCATGGTCATGCGGCGGGACGGTAAGCCGATAGTATGGCCGGAAGCCACTCATGGAGATCCGAAATCATCGGCGGTGCTGGCTGGCAAACTGGCTCCGTGGCGCACAGCTGCAGAGTGCATTGACTGGTCTATTCCGGCACCGTCGATTTTTGGCCGCAAAAAGCCGCTGGCGGAAAACACGCTCCGGCGCATTGCCCGGGGCATCCAGCGATTTGTTATCGACAGCGCTTCGCCGTTTATCGTGAAGTGCAACCACACCAGCACCAAAACAAGTTATGACTGCTTCCGAGGTCAGGCTCTCTCTGAACCGTTGCAGACGATTACGAAAACCCACGGCTACGCAATCGCGGTACCTCATCTGACGAAGTTCCGCACGGGCGCAATCGGGCAGCCAGTCACCGAACCGGTACCAACGGTGACGGCTGGCACGTCCAGGCGCCCGGGCGGGAATGGTCATGCGTTAGGAGTAGTCGAAGCCGCGATCACGCCGTTCCTGGCTGGAAACGGTGGCAGCGAGTACCAGGCCAAACCACGTCCGCTCGATAAACCCGCTCACACCATCCTGAAAGAGTCCCGTGCCTGCGTCGTCGCTCCGGTTATTGCCCGGCAGTTTGGCGCCAGCATCGGCCACCGGGCGGACGTGCCGAACGCGACTATCACGGCGGGCGGTGGAGGCAAATCGCAGTTGGTGACGCCGACGCTGATTCAGATGGGATATGGCGAACGCTCCGGGCAGGAGCCGCGCGTGCTGCAACTAGGCAACCCGCTGGGCACTGTTACCGCCGGTGGCAATAAATTCGCAACGGTGAGCGCATTCCTGGCGAAGCACTACGGCGGGAACTATACCGGCGCCGGCGTCAGCCTTGATGAACCTGCCCATTCCGTGACGACTGTCGATCACCATGCCGTTGTTGCCTCTCACTTGGTCAAGTTACGCGGTACTTGCCGTGACGGACAGCGGACTGATGCACCGATGCCGACCCTTACCGCCGGCGGCCAGCACGTCGGGGAAGTTGAGACCACTCTCGCTTTTGAGCATTACGACGAGCAGCGCGCGCAACAGGTTCTAGCGTTCCTGAAAGAGTATTGTGGAGCCGATAGCACCGGGCTGGTGGAAATCGCCGGGGTAACTTACCGCATCGTTGATATCGGCATGCGTATGCTTCAGCCACACGAACTGTACCGCGCGCAGGGCTTCCCGGACTGGTACATCATTGACCAAGATTACCGCGGCGTTAAGTATGCGAAGGATAAGCAAGTTGCGCGCTGCGGCAACGCTGTGCCGCCCCCATTCGCTGAGGCGCTGGTGAGGGCTAATTTGCCGGAGATGTGCCTGAAAAAAGACATTGCAGCATGATAAAGCCCGCTTCGGCGGGTTTTATCTTTTATGGCGAAAAATTAATCCAACAGGAGAATGGGGGGCGAAAAGTGAACTTAAGCCCACAAAAGGACAAATCGGAAAAATTATTTGTAATACAATTATACACTCATTGGTTATGAGGTTTTTGTATGAAGATTTACCAGGCTCAACCACATGATGTGGATACTATCCTTCCCCTGTATCTCGGGTACCGTCGTTTCTACGAGGTCGAAGAAAATGCCTCGCAGGCCAGAGATTTTATTCTCAAGCGCCTTCAGCTTAATGAGTCCGTGATCTTTTACGCCGAGGTTGATGGGAAAGCGGTAGGCTTTACGCAGCTCTATCCTTTATTTTGCTCTCTTGAGATGAAGCGTATTTGGTTGCTTTATGACCTTTTCGTTGATGAGTCAGCTCGGAAGCATGGTGTGGCACACAAACTAATCTCACGTGCTGAGCAACTGGCGAAGGAGAGCGATTCGGCATTTATTATGCTTAGTACCGCTACAGATAACATCCGTGCACAGGCGTTGTATGAGCGTAATGGATTTGTGCGAGATACTGAGTTCTTCGTGTATAACAAGTTTCTGAAATAAATGTTCGATGTAGCCATAATAAAGTGGTTAGTTAATGCCTGGCGGGTTAGCTCACTACTTGAGTATGGCGTCAATGCATCTTACCCAGTGGTAGTCGTCTCTTCTAAACTGCCAGACTATACAACTGGATAGCCTTCTACTTTCAATTTTGCCAAAGTTGACAGAGAGAAATGGTAAGGCAGCATGAGAAAACCCGCTTCGGCGGGTTTTTTTTTGCACTGGTAAATAGGGGCTTATACGATACACAAAATATGCCGTCGACAACCGCGCAAAAAACTTTTCACTCTGTTAGCCATGAAAGTTAAACAAAACTCCCAAACTTTCAATTGTGATAATCTCTTTTGAAAATAGTGGTTTGTAGGGTGATCTTCATCTGCCATCATATCCCTCGTACCGTGTAATTTTCACATGTAAGTGATTCAACATTAATTTATACTGTATAAAAACACAGTATATGATTTTGCTTCCGGGAGGTAGGGATGCGCAGAGAGAGTGACGAGTATTACGATCTGGTTAAACGTTCTACAGGTGAAATTGTGGGCAGTATCAGGGCCGCTGGCCGAGCCCTGGTGTACACGGCTAGCGGGATTACTTCTATGCGACCGCTACTTGAGGACGAGGGAATATTTAATCTCAACACAATGACCAGTTTTCTGCATCGCCTCGGCTACCGAGTTATCCCACCTTCTGATAATATGAAATCAACGGCCTGAACAACCGTTAACCTACTGCGCCACGGAGAGAAACCATGGCGCAATTGCACTTAGTAAAACAGTCCCAAGGAATCCTGATCCCTGCAACGCCGGAGACCAGCGATTTTCTGCAATCAAAATGCAAGCTCGGTGCCGTCCTGGAGGCCGAATATAAGCTTGTCCGCAATCCGGCGTTTCACCGCCGATATTTCGCATTACTCAATCTGGGCTTTGAATACTGGGAGCCTACCGGCGGCGCAATCTCTTCGAACGAGCGCAGGCTGATTCTTGGTTATTCCAAATTCCTTGCATCCCATGGCGGCAATGAATCGGTATTCCAGGATATCGCTGAGCAGTATCTTGACCGCGTCGCAGAAAAACGAGCCGGAAGCATCAGCATCTGCAAATCCTTTGACGCCTATCGCTCATGGGTAATCGTCGAAGCAGGCCATTACGATGCGCTACAGCTGCCGGATGGCACTCTTAAAAAGCATCACCGTAGCATTTCTTTCGCCAGTATGGACGAAACCGAATTCCACCAGCTTTACCAGGCCTCACTGGATGTGCTCTGGCGGTGGATTCTGTCCCAAAAATTCGCCAGTCGTGAAGCTGCTGAAAATGCAGCGTCTCAATTGCTCAGCTTTGCGGGGTGAGTCGATGAAATATTCATGGTTTCACCATCACGACTGCACTACCCAGCAGGCCGATGAACTGATGGATAAGTACCGCAAACGCGGGGTAAAGGTCGAACGTAGTTTAAACCAAGATTTTACGACCTGGACCGTCAGCGCTGAGCTGGTGGAAGACAAGAATCCACCGCGGCCTGATTCCCGCTGGCGCAACCGGATGTGGGGATGAACATGGCAAAGAGACCCCAAAGACGCTGCAAAATATGTCGGGCGAAATTCACTCCTGCATTCGAAAATCATCGCTGGTGCTGTCCTGAGCATGGCGCCGAATATGCCATGCAGGAGCTGGAGAAGAAGCGCGAAAAACAGGCTCAGGCGAAAGCGAAGAAAGAGCGAGCCGAATGGCGCAAACGCAAGGCCGCGGTGAAACCTCTCAGGCACTGGGAGGATATGACCCAGCGTGTCGTTAACGACTATATCCGCGAACGAGACCATGATCTGCCGTGCATCAGCTGCGGCACGTTCGACACGGTTCAGTGGGAAGCCGGTCATTACCGTTCTCGCGGTAAAGCATCGCACCTGCGCTACCACTAGGACAACATTCACAAGCAGTGCCATCACTGCAACGTGAATTTGTCCGGTAATCAGCAGCAGTACCGCATTGGCCTGGTAGAGAAAATCGGTGCTGAGCTCGTCGAGGCCCTGGAAAACAACAACACTCCTCACCGATACACCATCGAAGAACTGGAAGGCATCAGGCGCCATTACAGCGCGCTACGCCGTGCGCTAATAAAACAACGGGAGGCCGCATGAGTCGCGACGTAATCGAACGCATCCGCGAACGCTGGCAAAAGCTACGCCTCTGCCGGCACCGTGGAACAGTAATGACCGATTATCGAATTTTGAAAAACTTTGTCCGCATTTATCAGTCTCTGGGAGAAATAGCATGAACCTCGAAAATACAGTGAAATACCACTTCGCGAAGTCCACTATGATTAGCGATTCTCCACGAGCGACGGCATCAGACTCATTAACCGGCACTGACATTATGGCTGCAATGGGCATGACACAGGAACGTGCCGCTATGGGGTATAGCGCTTTCCTAGGCAAGATGGGCATCAGCAATAATGATCGGGAACGAGCTATCGGTCTATTAGCTGAGTATGCGCTGACAAAATGCGATAAAGTTGCCGCGCTGCGTAAGCTCTCGGCGAATGTAAAACCTCAGGTTATCCAGATCCTCGCAACATTTGCCTTTGAGGACTATTCGCGAAGCGCTTCCAGCAAAAAAAAATGTGACTGCTGCTGCGGTTCCGGATTCATCGACGCAGAGGTATTCACAAACAAAGTATCGTATCCAGATGGGAAACCGCCAAAGTGGGTCAAGGTAACAAAGGGAATCTCGCCGTCGGACTGGGAAGAAGTAAAGTCTGTCCGGGAGCAGATTCGGGTGCTTTGTCAAAAGTGCAAAGGAAAAGGGACTGTAAGTGCCTCCTGTAATGACTGCCACGGTCGGGGGAGGGTGGTGAACCAGGATGAGACCGAGAAGCAGGGTGTACCTGTCATGGGCAGCTGCAAGCGCTGTGGTGGTCGTGGGTATGAACGAATCCTCTCCACTGCAGTGCACAGTGCCATTTGCCAGGTAACGGATGCCATCACTCTGGATACATGGAAGAAGACGGTTAAACCATTCTTTGACGAACTGATCACTAAATTCGATATAGAAGAGGCGTGGGCGGAGGGACAGCTCAAACAAATAACGCGCTGAGATATTTACTTTTCCCGAATTCGTGTTAATTTGTTCTAACGATGGGCATTGTATGTTCACCGTTGAAGAAGAAATTTATGAGCCTCGGCAAATGCCGGGGCTTTTTCGTTTCTGCGATCCGGTCAGGGCTCTTGCGCGACACGTTGACACCCGCCGCGCAAGAGGCTTGAGCCAGATTGAAGAAACCACCTGCTGGCTAATATATTGACCTGAGCAATACCATTTGGTTAATTTATTCACGTGGTGAATCCCCCTGTGCGGAGGGGCGACCAGTCAGTTACAGAATCCTGTAAATGCAGCGCGAGTCATGCCGACTGGGGCGTGCTCACCGGGAGGCACCCGGCACCACACCCCCCTAATTTTGGCCCACGTTAACGCGTGGGCTTTTTCATTTCAGGACCGCGGGAATCATTTGCGACGAGCTTTGTTGATAAATCAGCCCGACGGCCCTGATCCTTTCACACACACAGCACCCCGTTAACCCGGAGGTGAAACCATGGCTAAACGTATGCAAGACAAAGAGAGCATCGCCGGGATTACCTGGCTCGCTCTGCTGATCATTGCGGGGTGGGGCGGGCTGGTCCGCTTCCTGATTGATGTGAAGCAGGGCAAAGCAAAATGGAGCTGGATAAATGCTCTGGCGCAAATTGTGGTTTCTGGATTTACCGGGGTTATCGGTGGGTTAGTTAGCATCGAGAGCGGCCTGAGCATCTACATGATTTTAGCTACCGCAGGTATTAGCGGGGCGATGGGCTCTGTTGCGCTTACGTACTTTTGGGAACGCATTACCGGAGTGAAAGCACAATGACAGCTGACCAGATCATTGAAGCCATCCTCGGCAAAGAGGGGGGTTACGTTAATAACCCGAATGATAAAGGTGGCCCTACTCGCTGGGGTATCACGCAGAACACAGCGCGTGCATACGGTTACAAAGGTGATATGAAAGAGCTCCCTCGGGAAACTGCGAAAGAAATCTATATGCAGCAGTATTGGCTGGAACCCAAATTTGACAAGCTCGCCGAACTGTCACCATCAATCGCAGAAGAGTTATGCGATACAGGCGTCAACATGGGGCCACGTGTTTCCACAACGTTCCTGCAGCGTTGGCTGACGGCACTGAACCAACGCGGCAAACTGTATCCCGACCTGAAGCCGGATGGCGTCATTGGGAACATCACGATCGCCGCGCTGCGCAGTTACCTCGCCGTACGGGGTAGCGCAGGGGTCACGGTGATACTGAAAGGGTTGAACTGCAGTCAGGGCGCACGGTATCTCGAACTTGCGGAAGCGCGGGAAGCCAATGAAGAATTTCTCTTCGGGTGGGTGAAGGAGAGAGTAAACCTATGAAGCTAATTATCTTCTTCCTGCTTGCGCTGGTGGCTGTTTTAACGTTGTTGATGTTAAGAAAGTATACCCGGCTTGAGTTTGTGGGACATGCTCGCCTGTTACTTAGAACTTGGTCTGTTCGTCTGGGGGCTGCAGGCACACTGGTCGGTGTATGGGCGCAGTCGTTCCCGGATGCCGCGCTTCATGCCTGGGCAATGCTGCCGCCGGATATCAAAAACATCCTTCCGCCAAATATCGTTGCACTGATTAGCCCTGCGCTGGTAGTGCTGGCGGTGCTCTCACAATACGTACGCCAGCCGGCATTGAAAGATAAGGCCGACGAACAGAAGGAGCCGCAGCAATGAGTTTTGAAATTATTGCTGGGCTGGTGGTCCTCATCCTGGGTGCTATCGCTGGTGCATTCGGTATTGGCCATGCTCGCGGTACCAGTAAGGCAGAAGCCAAATCAGCACAAGCGCGCACTGAAGAGAAAGCCGCTGCTAGCGTAGCTGCAGCTGAACGGAAAGAGGAAGCCACCAGAGAGGCCAGCAATGTACAGCAGACTGTTAGCCATATGCCTGATGACGATGTTGATCGGGAGCTGCGCGAAAAGTTTACCCGCCCCGGTGGTGGTTGATACGGCCTGCAACTGGGTACGAATTATCTACCTGACCGACCACGATATCGATGTGCTGGATAAGCAGACCAAGCGCGACATTCTGGCGCACAACAAATCAGTGCTGGCCAACTGCCAGAGCATTACCCCTACTCATTGAGTTAAATAAATGGACTCATCCTTGAGGTCCACGGGTAAGTAAACGCAAGGTCTTTTATGTAATGGCTCTTTTAGCCTAGGAGCCAGCTCAGAAACAACAAGCGTAAGCGGTAGATATTTATGATTTTTTATATTCTGCTTATCAGCAACATGCCAAGAGGCTGATTGTTATGCATTACAGAGGCCATTCCATAGAGTGGCTTCGATAATGGGTAGTTCAATGCGCATTACTTTGCTGGTAGGATTACTCTGAAAAGGAGTGATTATGAGCCTACTGAAGAAAATTAAAGACGTCGTGTCTCCTCCCGTTCCGGAAGAGTGCAGAGAAGATAATTACGATTCGGTGCTGAAAAACCTTGATACCCTGTCCAAAGAATCATCTGAGCTGAAAGCCCTGATGGCTGAGTTCAGAGAAGGAAAGATAACTCAGGAGCAATGCATTGCCACAGGCGTAGCAATTGTCACCAAAGAATTACTCGAATTCCGCTACGTCCAAAACAAGATTGATTCTCAGGCCTGGTAATCTGCTGAGGCCGACAGCAAACCAACATACAGCCACCAATACAAAGGCCACCTTCGGGTGGCTTTTTTAATGGTTGTTGCACAGGAGCGCACCATGTCGAACGATGAGAGCAGAAGGCCATATCCTCCGGTTAACTTCATCGGTTCCGATAACTGGCAGCCATACAACGGACTCATTCCCGCCAACGAAGTGCATGAGTGGGTTAACAGGCAAATACTCATCGACACCGGAAGCATCTATAACCCAGACCATGGGCACCTTCTCGATGCTGATCTCAGCTTCATGTGGGCGTCAGACTCTTTCGCGAAGAAAGGGCGCTACGTTCTCGGTCAGGCCAAACAGGTAATGCTTCGCGCCGGATGCCTGTTTAAGAATGAGTACGTGCCTGAAGCAATTACACGCCGCCAATCTGACCAAGAATAGCGAGGGCAGCGAAAAACGCGGCCAACCCATTGAATTTGGTTTGAAGTTGCAAAGTTAAAACCAAATTATGCAGATCTACTGCTTTTTCTCCTTTGCCCATTGTTAATTTAACAACGCTAGGGTTTTCCTTGGCCTTCACAAAAACAGAAATCAACCAAAAGACAACAGACAAAAAACCACAGCCCAAAGAAATTACATGTTTTTCTAGTATCCATTCGAACATTATTCGTCCTTAAATATAAAGGGTCTTATATGGCACTCACCGACAAGCAAGAAATGTTCTGTCGCGAGTACCTCATCGATTTAAACGCCACGCAAGCGGCTATTCGGGCGGGGTACAGCGCAAAGACAGCTAACAGCACCGTGTCCGAAAACCTGTCAAAACCTGACATCCAGTCAAGGATTGCTGAACTGAAAGTGCAACGCAATGATCTGGTTGGCATAAATGCGACATATGTCCTGAATCGTCTCGTTGAAATTGACCAGATGGTGTTCCTGTAAGATGGAGATGCTGCTCCTTGTTGTATTGCTATGGCTAAAACTGAAATGTAGAAGGCGTGCATGTTAGGGGGCCGTTCGGGGGCTCAGACTGACGATGATTACTAACCCCACTAGGGATAACGCCAACAATATCCCTATAAAAGGATAAAACATGACTCCATTAATTCTTACCGCAGAGCAAATCAAAGCTCTGGCAGACTTCGCCGAACAGGATGGTCAACCCGCTTATACGATCACTCAGGCCTGCATCCCCGAATTTGAAGCTGATGACGGCAGCACTGTGCCGGGTTACGAGGGCCTTGTCGTCTACTCTGAGTCAGAAGAGCACGGTGTACTTCAGTTGGAAAATTAAGCATTAAAGAAACCTCATCCTCGGATGAGGACCCCAATGTCTACTATTAATAGGTGTTCTCATCTACACGTGAAGGCTGTACCTTGATAAGGTTGATTATCATTTACGATATTGGTGTTGTCATGAAAAAGGGATTTATCGGTACGCTCTTCCTGTGTGGTATGCTTCTGGGGTGTGCCAGCCCCGTTAAAAACCAGCATCCAAAGCTGCTATATTCTCCGAGCCCAGCATATCCATATTACGCACTAGCTAACAGAATTGAAGGAGATGTGACGGTTAGATATAACGTAGGAGTTGATGGGAAAATATCGAAGGTATGGATCTTAAAATCAGAACCCCAACACCTCTTCGACTCTGCAGTTATTGCTGCAATGTCACAATGGCGTTATGAAACTAATAAACCGAGCCAGGACCTTACAAAAACTATATATTTCAAACTCAAAACTCCGTCCGGCTAACCGTATAGCATAGAGTTGAGAACCTCTTCATTCATTCTGCATTCATATTCATTGCATAGGCCACCTCCGGGTGGCTTTTTTAATGGCATTACAGAAGACACTTCGAAAGTGGCCTCGATAATGCTCCCCCATCGCATAGAGGTAAGACATGTCAGAAATTACACCTGCAGAACAAATTCGCCTGACCATCATCAAGAAAGTTAACTACGACACTGCCGCGGCGAAGCTGGCCATTGACTGGGTTGTCGACAGTAATCTGAAAGCTGAGCTATTTGCAGACTCTTTCGATCGCGTTTACACGGAAAGTGAGATTGTCTCGAAAACCCGCAAGGCGATTCAGGAAGCGACCGAAGCGCTGGCGTTGTTTGATACCGCGACTGAACTGTCCAGTTAAGGAACTCATTACAAAGGCCGCCAGCTATCTGGTGGCTTTTTTAATGGCTTCAACCACAGGAAAAGACCATGGCAAAACCGGACTGGGGCGAGCTTCAGCAACGGTTCCTGTCCGATCATGCCGCAACCGGCGTATCACCGAAGGATTGGTGTGAAGCGCAGGGACTGAATTATGCTACTGCCCGCCGATATATCAAGAAACCCACTGCGCAAACTGCGCAAAAACCTGCGCAGAAGAAATTGCGCACTGCGCAAAAGGAAAAGTGCGCAGAAGCGCTGGTGGATGATGATGACCTCACCGATCAACAACGCTTATTTGTTGCGGAATACCTGAAGGACAACAACGCCACGCAGGCCGCCATTCGAGCCGGGTATAGCAAGAAGACTGCTGAACAAATTGGTTATCAGCTGCTTCAGAAAACTTCAGTTGCGCAGGCCATTGCGCAGCAGCAGAAAGCATCCATTGTGCGCACGCTCGGCAGCGCCGATGAAGTGCTTGAGCAGATGTGGCGCCTGGCCACCTTCGACGCCAACCAGCTATCACAGTATCGCCGCGGGAGTTGCCGTTACTGCTGGGGCTTTGGTCACCAGTATCAATGGCGTGACGCTGTTGAGTACGAAGAGAAGCGATTCGAAGCGCTTGAGCGAAAACGTCGCGAGCCCGTCGATGTTGGTGGCTACGGTTACGACCACACCAGCGCACCTAACCCGGAATGCCCTCGCTGTAATGGAGATGGCGTCGGCCAGCCTTTCTTCGCTGATACGCGCAAGCTGGCGCCTGATGCTGCGCTTGCCTATTCCGGTGTGAAGCTTGGGAAGAATGGCGTGGAGATTACCGCTATTAGCCGTGAGCGAATGTACGAGGCGGTGATGAAACGTCTCGGCCTGGCTGATAGCGAGTTCGCCCAGCGTCTGCAGCTGATTGAAATTGAGCGCCGGCAGCTGGAGGTTGAAAAATTACGCAAAGAGCTGGCCACTGATCCGGAGGATGACGAACCAACGCCAGTTGCAATCAATATCAACGTAGTCGATGCACGAGTGAGGGAAGAGGATGGCGATAGCACCGACGCTTAACATCCCTCAGGCCAAATTCCTTGCGATGCAGTACAAGTTTAAGGCCTACGTCGCCGGCTTCGGTTCTGGCAAGACGTGGGTCGGCTGCGGTGGTATCTGCAAAGGGATGTGGGAACACCCCAAAATCAACCAGGGTTACTTTGCGCCAACGTATCCGCAGATCCGTGACATCTTTTATCCCACTGTTGAGGAGGTGGCCCACGACTGGGGGCTGAATGTCAAAATCAACGAGGGAAACAAAGAGGTTCACTTCTACGCCGGGCGCCAGTACCGAGGAACGACGATTTGCCGCTCGATGGAGAAACCGCAAACCATCGTTGGTTTTAAAATCGGTAATGCGCTGATTGATGAGCTGGACGTAATGCCCGCCAAAAAGGCGCAGTTAGCCTGGCGAAAAATCATTGCTCGTATGCGTTACAACGTGGCCGGTCTTCGTAACGGGATCGACGTCACCACGACGCCGGAAGGGTTTAAATTCGTTTATCAGCAGTTCGCAAAGGCTGTACGCGATAAGCCTTCGCTCTCAACGCTCTACGGCCTGGTGCAGGCCTCAACGTTCGACAACGAAAAGAATCTGCCGCCGGACTATATCCCGTCGCTGATGGAGTCATACCCGCCGGAGCTGATCAAGGCTTATCTCCGTGGCCAGTTCACCAACCTTACCAGCGGGACGATTTACCATCAGTTTGACCGTAAGCTGAATAACTGTCGGGAGGAAGAGCAACCAGGTGAGCCGCTGTATATCGGTATGGATTTCAACGTCGGGAAGATGGCCGGGGTTGTTCATGTATTACGTCTGGGGCTTCCGTTTGCGGTTAATGAAATCGTGAAGGCTTACGACACCCCTGACATGATCCGCATCATAAAAGAACGGTTCTGGCTGTACGACGGCAACGATTATCGCAAGGTGCGGGAAATCTATATTTACCCGGACGCTTCCGGCGATTCCCGCAAATCCAGCAATGCCAGCGCCACGGATATCGCTCAGCTTAAGCAGGCTGGCTTCAATGTGGTTGTTAATGCATCAAACCCGCCAGTGAAAGACCGCATCAACGCGATGAATGCCATGTTCTGTAATGGTAACGGTGAACGTCGCTACAAAGTGAATGTAAAGCGGTGCCCGGTGTACACCGAATCGCTTGAGCAACAGGTTTGGGGCGAAAACGGTGAGCCGGATAAAACGGCGGATAACGATCACCCCAACGATGCCGGTGGGTATTTCATTGTGAAGCAATTCCCGATTATCAAACCGACTGGAAAAGTCACCCAACTGCGGATGTAAAACCATGCCTGATATTTCAACGCCCAACCTCGACTATAACGACATGGTTGAGGCATGGGATATTAATGATGCGCTGATGGGCGGCACGCTGGAAATGCGCCGGCAGGGCAAGAAGTATCTCCCGAAATGGCCGAACGAAGATCCTGAAAGTTATAAGGAGCGTTTGGCTTCGGCAACGTTACTACCTGCCTATGAAGAGGCCATTAAACAAAACATCGGGCGAGTGTTTGCTGAGCCGACGGTATTGAGTGAGGATTCTCCTGAACAAATACGGGAGCTGTCGCCAGATATTGATATGGAAGGAAACCGGCTCGATGTCTGGGCGCAGCAATTTTTCAGCATCGGATTCCAGTATGGTCTGGTACATGCGCTGGTGGATTTCCCGAAAATTGACCGGGAGGCAGTAAAAACTAAAGCCGACGAAAAAGCCGCGGGATCCCGCCCGTATGCCACGATGTTAAATCCTCGCCAGGTCATCGGCTGGAAATCGAAAGTGGTTAAAGGGAAAGTAGTGTTGACCGATCTGCGTATCAGAGAGGTCATCATTATTGATGGCGACGATTACGGGCAAACGAAAGTTGAGCAAATACGCCATATCATGCCGGGCAAGGTTGAAATTTATCGCCGAAATAAAGGTGATAACGGCGAAAGCCAGTGGCAGGTTCACGACGAGTGGGAAACCAGTCGCGATGACATTCCCCTGGTGACGCTTTACACGAAACGCACAGGCTTTATGCGCGGTTCACCGCCACTGCTTAATCTCGCCTTACTGAATATCAAGCACTGGCAGAGTCAGAGTGAACAGGACAACATTCTTCATGTCGCTCGCGTGCCGTTGCTGGTGGCTTACGGTCTGGCTGATGGCGAAACGTTGACGATAGGTTCTTCCTCTGCGACTCGTTTCGATGACCGCCAGCGGCAGGGACTGGAATATGTCGAGCATACCGGGGCTGCGATTGAAGCCGGTAAGATTTCCCTTGAGGATCTGGAAAACCAGATGCGTCAGGCCGGCGCAAAACTGCTGCGAGCGGAAAACACATCGACTAAATCCTTAGACCAGACTCACGAAGAGCGGATGCAGGAGAATTCACCTCTCTACACCATGGCAAGCTCGCTTGAGGATGCGCTCGATAATATCCTGCAGATTATGGCGGAATGGCTGGGCGAGAAAGAAGGCGGCAATGTCGATGTACGCACCGAACTGGATGTTTCAGCCCAGACGTTTGATGCCGCAGCTGCAACAGCTGTTCAGTCGCTCCGTCAGGGTGGTGATATACGTCAGGTCGATGCTGTTCGCGTATTGCAGGCTCTGAAATTTATCGATCCGGATGCGAAGCCCGAAGAGGTAATCGACGAGCTGCGAAATCAGCAGGTCACGCTGGCTGGCGGACTGAGTAACCCGGGTGGTGCAAATGGCAACGGCGAATGACAAGCTTCAGGATGAATCGATTGCGCATGCGATATGGATAGCGCGGTACAGCACCAGCGTTGCAAACAGGATGATAAAAATCCTGAATGACAGTGATGCGGAACTGATAGCCAGATTGCTGGTGGCGATGGATAGCCTGGATGCTGACAGCTTTACCGTGTCGCGACTGGAAGCGCTGCTCGTAAGTGTCAGAGCTCTCAATCGCGAGGCTGTGCAGTCAATGTACGCGGGACTATCTGATGAGCTGCAGCAACTCGCTCAGCACGAAGTAGGCTTTCAGCTGAGCCTGTTCCAGTTTGCGATTCCTGATGATGTTCTTTCGCTTCACCCGCTGGTGGGCATTTCCCCGGATGCCGTTTACGCAGCTGCGATGGCACAGCCGTTTCAGGGGCGCCTGCTTTCGGAGTGGGCAGATAACCTTGAAGCTGACAGGATGGCAAGAATTTCCAATACAGTGCGGCAGGGTTTTCTCCTGGGCGATACGCATGAGCAAATCGCCAGAAAGGTCCGTGGTCATGCTAACCGTGGCTATCAGGATGGCGCGCTGCAGATGAGCCGAACCAATGCCGGCAGTATTGCAAAAACGGCCGTGGGGCATCTTGCTTCGACGGCCAGGAAAAGCTTTGCGGCGGCGAACGACGACATCCTGAAGGGTAAACAATGGCTATCCACTTTGGATAACCGGACATCAAAGGATTGTCGGATTCGCGACCGCCTCAAATACACACTGGATAACAAGCCGATCGGCCATAAGGTGCCGTATCTGCAGGGACCCGGGAAAATCCATTTCTGCTGTCGCAGCGTCGAAACCTACATCCTGAAATCGTCTGATGAGCTGGGTATTGCTGTTGGGCAAATATTAGATAGCTCACGTGCCAGCATGGACGGGCAGGTGCCTTCGGATACCGATTATCAGGGCTGGTTCTCGCGCCAGTCGTTCACGCGACAGTCCCAGATCGTTGGCGTAACCCGGGCCCGGCTGATTCGTGACGGCGGCATGTCGCCCGATGACTTCTACAACGACAAGGGCGAATGGCTGACTGTGGAGCAACTTCGTAACCTGGATGCTCAGGCGTTCAGCAACGCCAGACTTTAAAGCTTTTTAAGTCTTCAATCAGGCTGCCTCCGGGCGGCCTTTTTTATGGCCGTGATCCGGATGGTGAGCGGTGCAACGGTCGGATGACCACCGAAAAGGTAACCACATGAAACTGAAAACAGTCGAAGTTAACGGCAAAAGCTATGCAGAAGTCGATTCCAGCGGTTTACCCGTCTACGTCCACGATGACGGCCAGGAAGTTGGTTTTGATGCTGTGCAGGCCGTTGGGAAAATCTCCTCTCTGAATGGCGAGGCAAAATCTCATCGTGAAGCCAAAGAAGCTGCTGAAGCCGGTCTGGCTAAGTTTGCCAAAATCGGCGATCCGGCAAAGGCGCTCGAAGCGCTGGAGATGATGACTAAAATCGACCAGAAAAAACTGATCGACGCAGGCGCCGTTGATCAGGTTAAAGCGGATATCACCAAATCATTCCAGGCCCAGCTTGATGAAGCTACTCAGCGTGCGACGACCCTTGAAGGCCAGCTTTATCAGGAAATGATCGGCGGCCGGTTCTCTGGCTCGAAATTCATCGCAGATAAAGTAGCAATTCCGGCAGATCTGCTTCAGGCGCGGTTCGGTCAGTCCTTCAAAGTCGAGGACGGCAAAGTCGTTGCCTATGATGGCTCTGGCAACAAAATTTACTCCCGCTCGAAGCCGGGCGAACTGGCGGCCTTTGATGAGGCGCTGGAGTTCCTGGTGGAGCAGTACCCACAGAAAGACCACATTCTGAAGGCCAGCGGCAACCAGGGAGGCGGCTCTCGCCAGTCTCAGCATTCACTCGGGCAGAAAACGATGAAGCGCGATGCGTTTACCAGTTTGAGTCCGACAGATCAGCAATCAACTCTCAAAGACGGTATCACCATCGTCGATTAATTTTTTGCCAGCCGCCGGATGGCTGCTGGTGCCGGAGCTGGATAGCTCAACCAACCCTATATTTTAATCTCCAAGGAATCTATACACATGGCTAATACGCTTACCGGGTTGATCCCGACTATCTTCACGGCTCTGGATACCGTATCTCGCGAACAGGTCGGTTTTATCCCGGCTGTATCGCGCAATGCTAAAGCTGATGCGGCGGCGAAGGACCAGACTGTTACTGCGCCGGTTGCGCCACCGGCAACCACTGTTGATATTACCCCGGGGGCTACTGCGCCAAATGACGGCGACCAGACGATCGGCACCGTTGATGTCAAAATCACCAAATCAAAAATGGCCCCGGTCAAATGGAACGGTGAGGAACAACTGGCACTGGGGCCCGCAGGGACATACAACACCATCCTTGCTGATCAGTTTAAGCAGGCTTTTCGCGCGCTGGCTAATGAGATGGATGCAGATCTCGCGGCTCTGTATTTCGCATCCTCCCGTGCTGTTGGTACGGCCGGCACCGCTCCTTTCGGTATTGCAGGTGATTTGTCGGATGCGGCCAATGCGCGCCAGGTTCTCTCTGACAACGGTTCGCCGACAACTGATCTGCAGATGGTTCTCGGTTCTTCGGCTATCGCAAACCTCCGCGGTAAACAGTCTGTTCTGTTCAAAGTAAACGAATCCGGTACTGATGCGCTTCTGCGCGAAGGTATCGTGGGGCGACTGGAAGGTTTCAATATCCACGAATCCGCACATGTTAAGAAACGCGCTGCATCACCGGCTGCCGGATACCTGGTGAATGGAGCAAAAGCTGAAGGCGATATTCTGATTGCCATTGATACCGGCACAGGTGCTTTTGCAGCAGGGGACATCGTGACGTTTGACGGGGACAGCAATAAATACCTTGTTGCTGCTGCGACGGCCACAGCAATCACCCTGGCTGCTCCTGGCTTACGTCAGGCACTGGCCGACAACACCGCTATTACCGCTGGTGGCGCCTACACCGCAAACATGGCGTTTGATCGCAATGCATTCCTGCTTGCATCCCGAACCCCGGCAATGCCGCAGGGCGGCGATACTGCGGATGATGTGATGAACGTTACTGACCCGGTATCTGGCATCACTTACCAGGTAGCACTGTACCGCCAGTATCGCCAGGTGCGTTACGAAGTCGGTTTGTCCTGGGGCGTAGCGGCAGTTAAGTCGGCGCACTCAGCGTTGTTGCTGGGCTGATAAACAGGGGCAGGGGCTTCGGCCCCTTTTTTTAGTGGAGGGCTAATGGCCGGATTAACAAAAGAGCAGCGCGCCCAACGAGCTGCTGAGCAAACTGCGTTTACGCAGGCGGATAACAACGAACCCGTATCGACCACATCGCAGCTGGTGGCGATGGTTACCGATTTCCCAGCATTCCCAGGTGCGCCCAATACCGCCAACGTTCACCCTGATGAAGTGGAGAACTGGAAGGCGCACGGTTGGAAAGAAATGGAGTGATGCATGATCACTTTCATCACCGTTGAAGACGTCAATTCGATTCTCGGTGCCACCTGGACAGATGAAAGAAAAAAAGCCAAATCTGTGCTGATGGCTAATACCTGGATGAATGGACTTAACCTGAAAATGCCGTGCGATAAGGCAACCCACGAAATCATCATTCCTGACGATGTGAAGCAGGCTGGCGCCTATGCAGCGCTAGCGGCTTCGAATGGTGGCCTTTATCAGCAGAAAACCGATTCTGGTGTGTTGCTGAGTAAGACGGTAGATGCCGATGATGTCAGCGTTTCAAAGACCTTCGCGGAACTCGCTACCAACAGCTCGGCATTGCTTGATTCTGATCTGCAGCTGGCGCTTGCAATGCTAAAGCCCTATGGCGTTAGTCAGTCTCAGGTACGGCTGGTAAGGGGGTGATATGCAAAACACTGATGTGCATTATGCCGGTGACGGGCTCGGCCCTCGCGATGTGTTTGTGAATGGAAACCCGATCAATTATGTCGTTTACGCAAACCCGGCAAAGGGCGTTGTTGAGTTTGCACCTCATCCACTCCGGGCTAAACGAAATGGTGAAATCTATACCCGTAGGCTTCGCGGTTCTGTGATCGTTAAATTCCGTCATAGCGGTGGTGAATGCGATGGGTATACGTGATGAGTTGCAGACAGAAGTCGCCGCAGCATTCGATACTGACCTGCAGGATTCGGTTAAGGCGTTCACCGGCAGTTACACCGTTCGTGGTGCATGGGATCCGGTAACGGAAACCGGCACTGAGGCGCTGGTGACTTACGAGGGGCGTGGAGTGCTGGCGCACTATAAACTGCGCCGTATCGATGGCGTTAACATTCTGCATGGTGATGTGAAGATAACCGCCCTGGTTAACGAGGTGACTGATAAGCCGGCCATCGGGCATATCATCACCGCACCGGATCCGATTACGGGTAAGCTTCAGTGCTACCACATCTTAACCGCTTCTGCTGACTCTGCTGGCGCTGCGTACTCCATTCAACTGCGGAGGGCGTGATATGGATAAGGGCTGGAACATTTACCCGGCGGCATTCGCCGGGCTGGTGGCCGAAGATGTCAAACTACGCCAGCGGACAATCGCCATTCAACTGCTGAATGAGATTGTTCAACGGTCGCCGGTAGGAAACCCGGAGCTGTGGGCCATCAACGCGACCGCGGTTGAATACAACAAAGCGGTAGGTGAATGGAACGAATCTCTGTATGCCGATCCTGCCAACCTGACAAAGACTGGCCGTCTCAGAAAGAAAGTCCGTGTTAACGATGGCATGGATATCCGGCGTCCGGCTGAGTATCGAGCAGGAACCTTTCGGGCGTCGCATTTTGTCAGCATCGGCGAACCGGATCATTCAATACCATCCGAGCCTGACCCGCGGGGAACGATGACATTCCTCAACGGGAAAAATATCATCAATCAGGCGCCGTCCTACTCGGTGATTTACATTCAGTCAAACCTCCCTTACTCCGTACCGCTGGAGAATGGCCACTCTACTCAAGCGCCGACAGGCGTCTATGCCGTCTCATTTAATGGTGTGATTCAGGCCTACAAATGACCCTCACAGAAATAAGAAACGTTGTCATCAGGCGAATGACGACGCAGACCGCTATTGCCCAGGATGCGGTGGACTACCCAAACGGTCCTGTATTCGATCCCAGCGGTCGAAAAATCTGGGCGCGTCTTACTGACATACCCGGACAAGCAGGTGCTAACGAAATTGGAGCGGGGCCGATTGTCCACCGAACAGGGGTTCTCATCATCCAGCTTTTCGTCCCTGTTGGTTCAGGCACTCTGCAGCTGACTCAGGCCGCCGACAAATTAACGCAACTCTTCGAGTTTCAGGACGACGGAGCGCTGAGTTATTTCGCCGTATCCGCCATCCCGGCAGGTGAAACCGATGGCTGGTCTCAGCTCAATCTTCAAATCCCTTATCGCGCTCTGTAGCGCACAATCAACAGGAGGCTCCTGTGAGTTCAGGCGCAAAAGTAGTAACCGCGTTTATTCGCGAAACCACACCGGGAGAGACCCCCTCTGCTGGTGTCTGGAACCTGTTACGCCGTTCGTCGTTCGGGTTGATGCCAACGCAGAACACCAACGATAACGATGAAATCGGCGGTGACCGTATGGCGCAGGGCGTTTCCCGTGGCACGATTGATGTCGGCGGTGATGTCGGCACCAAATTTCGCTGGAATCAGCATGATGATTTTCTGGCGAGCTGTTTCGGAGCGGATTGGCTCGATAATGTGCTGACGATGGGCAACAACCGCATTACTTTTTCAGTTTCTTCATACGCTGATGACGTAGGGATCGCACAGATTGCCCGCGGTTGCCAGGTTGCCACTTTCCAGATTGAAATCCCGAATGATGGCGACATCACTGCAACCATTACCTTTACCGGGCTTGACTGGGAAACCAAAGCCGACGATACCAGCTATTTTACTAACCCGGTGGATGGTGCTGGCGCGCTGCGCTATTCGTTTAAGGAAGTGACAGGGCTGAGTCTGAACGGGGTAGCGGGTGGTGCTGGCTTCTGTGTGGATACGTTTAATATCCAGTTTGATAACAACATGCAGACTCAGCGTTGTATCGGTACCGGCTCAGCATTTGCTGGCGCAAACATTCCGACAACCTTTACACCGTCAGGCCAGATCACGCTGTCATGGTCCAAGGCGGCCTGGGAGATTTATAAAAAAACCTTCACCGGCGAAACGGTGCCGTTTACCTTCACGCTGGAGAACGCCGAAGGCGCTTATACCTTCAGCTTCCCTGAAGTGCAGATATCTGGCGACTGGCCGGACGCCGGGAATACTGACATCGTACAGGTTCAGCTTGATATCACGGCCGCCAATACGTCGCCAACGATTACCCGCGCGCCAAAAGTACCGGCGACGGCAATCAGTGTTGCGCCAGCCACTTCAAATGGCGCTGTCGGCTCTACGGTGACATTAACCGCCACGCTTACGCCTGCTGATTCAACAGATATCGTCCAGTGGACGTCATCTGATCCTGCGATTGCCAGCGTAGTTTCTACCGGGCAAAAAACGGCGAAAGTGACCCGCAATGCTGCCGGAAACGCCACGATCACCGGGAAGGCTCGCACCTTTACGGCAACGTCTGAAATCACTGTCACCGCACCTTAATTTCCCTGACCCGTTCCGCAGAACATTGCGGTTCGGGCTTTTTATGGAGTCTGTATGCTGATTATTTCTTCTCAACTTGATCTGAGTGGCGAGCGTTGGTTTTTCCCTTTTAAAAAGCCTGATGGCCGTAAAAAGAAATACACACTGGAAGAAGAAGCACTGTTTAAACTCCGCCTGCTGGTGGCCAGCAGCGAGAATCCACAGTACCGCTCACGTAATGCGCTGGTGCGGCGCCATATCGACAAAATGGACGCGAGCTATCAGGTCGGTACCGATGCTTTCGATCTCGCCAGCGTCGGTGACATTGACTCAATTGATGACCTGCTCATCGATAACTGCGCGCGCTTCCTTTTGAAAGACTGGGTGGGAGTAGGTGAGCTGGTGGATGGTATTGAGAAGGCTGTAGCGTATACGCCCGAACTTGGCGTCGCGTTACTGAAGCAGAACCCCGCGTTGTATTGGCTGATTCTGGCAGAGGCTGCGAACATAGCTCAGGGTAAGGAGCAGCAGACTCAGGAAACCGTAAAAAAGCCCTAGAGGCGCAGGCGTGGCTAAAGGAGTTCGGGGGAGAAAGGGGAGATAAGGCAAAATGGCGCCGGGAGCAATTGAACCTTCCGCCGATTCCTGAGCCAAAAATTGATGCAGTAACAGGGGAAATCCTCAATGCCTATGCCATGATATCGCGCAGCAGGAAATATGCTGGCATGGCCGGAGTACCGCTCCCTTTATCCCTGAATGATATTGAGCTATATCTGGCATCGCGCACCATTCTGATTGATCGCACAGAGTTTGACGCCGCTATCCTGGCGCTCGACGATGCGTGGCGTGACGAGTGGGCAGCAGAGCAGAAAAGACAGGAAAAAGTGAAGTAGTCATATCATTGTCTGTCACTATTCATGTGTTAGGATGTTTCCGACTGCAATCAAAGGAAACATGGAATGAGAAAGATACTGGCAGTAGCATTGGGGGCAGTGATTTTAACAGGATGCACAACGCCGGCGCGTAATTATGTGCCTCAAACAAGGCAAATTAGTATCCCGCCGCTTAATACTATAACAACGACCTATGTCGGTGAGGACATGGTTAGACAGGGAATTGACGCAAGCATTGATGCAATTCATTTCAATCAAGCTGTGGTTATCGGTTCAATCGGTGTCTATACGATCCCGGCAGGGGATTACGTTAAGATTGGAGAGGATTCAAAATCAGAATTTTTCTCCAATGTAGAAAGAACTTCAGGTGCAGTAGTTCCCAACCGTTTCATGGTTACCGATCCAACGCAAAGCATACAACTCATGAAGAACGGCGAAATTTGTATTGTTACGATCTATGGTGGAACTAAGTGTGATACAGGCAAGCCATTTACGAAAGTAAAATTCCAGACCGAGCAACAATCCTCTTTCCAGCAAACCCTGATCTACAATGGAAAGGTAGGTAACAAAATCAATATTGGCTATAGAGAGTTCCAAGGGGGCATGGCTCGAGCCGCCTTCTCTAATGAGGTCGAGTACGATCTTTCTGAGTCCAAAACGATACGTTATAAAGGAGCTGTACTGGATATTATGGAAGCAAATAATCAGTCGATTACCTTTAAGCTCACGAGAAACTTTAATACAAATTAGTAACTCTGAATCATGATTTGGGCTTTTTTCTATGGGGTAGGGGTGTGAATAAGATTTTTCTGGTTGTGCTTGGAATTTTGACATTGCTTGGATGCGGTAATTCGCCTGAAGCTAAAGAAAAAAACGAGCAAAAGGGATGGGATTGACTACTGATGCTCAACTTACAAGAAAAAATCAAACGCCGATGATGAATAATGCTTCATAGGTAGAGCTTGTGTAAAAATAGAAGGTGATTTTAGAGCTAAATATGGAGTTAACCCATAAGAATAAAGCCCGCCATCCGGCGGGTTTCTGCTTTCTGGAACCAACAAAACCAAACCTCGCTCCCGCGGGGTTTTTTATTGCCCGGAGTAAGGTAAATGATTGAACAAACATCTCGCCTGGCCATTATCATTGATAGCTCCGGGGCAGAAAAACAAGCTGATAATCTCGCAACTGCACTGGTAAAAATGACTCAGGCTGGAGACCGTGCTGCTTCGAGCGCTGGCAAGGTGACAAAGGCTACGGACGAAGAAAAGCAGGCTCTATCTGAACTTCTCGATCGTATTGACCCGGTGAATGCTGCCCTGAATAAGTTGGACAAACAACAACAGGATTTGGCGAAGTTCAAATCGAAAGGGATGGTAGATACAGATACATTTGAGCTTTATTCAAAGCGAATTGAAGAGACTCGTAACAAATTAACCGGCTTTCGTGACGACTTGAAAAAAACTGGGCAGTCTGCTGCCCAGACAGCTTTTGCAATGCGCATGATTCCCGCTCAGATGACGGATATCGTAGTCGGACTTTCTACAGGCCAATCCCCTTTTATGGTGCTTATGCAGCAGGGTGGGCAGTTAAAAGATATGTTTGGCGGTATTGGGCCAGCTATTAAGGGAGTTGGTACCTATGTTATGGGGTTGGTTAACCCTTTTACGATTACTGCCGCAGCTGTTGGTGTTCTTGGTCTTGCTTACTATAAAGGCGCTCAAGAGCAGGACGAATTTTATAAATCCCTCGTATTAACTGGTAATCAGGTAGGGAAAACATCCGGTCAACTTGCTGATATGGCTGCTCGTGCAGGAGCTGTTGCTGATTCAACCACCGGGAAAGCCGCTTCAACGTTAAATCAGTTAGTTTCATCTGGAAAAGTCGCAGGCGATTCACTGGAGCGTGTAACAACTGCAGTCATAAGAATCAGTGACGCGACGGGAATAGCCACTGAAAAACTTGTGAGTGACTTCAACGATATTGCAGCTGATCCGGTGGCGGCCATTACTAAACTAAACGATCAATACCATTTTTTAACTCTGGCAACCTACAACCAGATTAAGGCCTTGCAGGATGAAGGGAATCAGCAAGAGGCGGCACGCGTAGCGACCGATGCGTACGCCAATACCATGCAGCAGCGTGCAAATGATATTCATCAGAATCTAGGCCTTCTTGAAAGCGCCTGGGACTCGTTGGGGAAAGCAGCTAAAGGTGCATGGGATGCGATGCTCAACATTGGGCGCGAGCAGACCCTACAAGACAAGTTAAGTACCTTAAATGAAAACATTGCCGAGGCGCAGAAAGGTCAGGCGGAAGGAGGTTTTTGGAACGGGTTAAATGCTCGGTTTAGTAACCTTCCGGAGATGCTCAAACAACGGGATGCTATTCAGTCGCAAATTACAGCGGAAGATACGCTAAATGATATTTTGTCAGATCATGACAAAGCAGAACAAAAGCGCATTAAAACTCAGCAGGAAGCGGATCGAATTAACCTTCAATACTTGAGCAATGCTGATAAGCGAAATAAAGCGATTAAGCAGCAGAGTGAGTTCTTGAAGGCTGGCGCTATCACGGCAGACCAGTACGCTAAAAATGTTTCTCGTATTAACGAGATGTATAAAGATCCAAAAGCACCAAAGATCGCGAAGACGCCTCAAGGAAAAGCCTACGCAGAGGACGCAGCAACTCGGCTTCTTGACCAGATTCACCAGCAGACTGCCGCGATGCAGTCCCAGTTGGATTCCAGCGATAAACTTAATAGCGCTACGCAGGCACGGGTTAAGTTCGAACAGCAGATCGCTGACCTCAAATCTAAAACGCAACTAACCGCCGACCAGAAGTCGATTCTTTCCCGTTCTGACGAAATATTGCAGGCCTATAAGCAGCAGGAGGCTTTGCAGAGTTCAGTTAAAACGCTGGATGACTACCGGAAAATGCAGGAGCAAATTGCACCAAAGGAATTGCGCCAAAATGAGACGTTGCAAAAACGCCTCGAAATTCTTCAGAAGATGGTTGAGCTGAAGAAACTGACGCCGGAGGCTGCAGGGAAGCAGGCGAGCGACCTGATTGGTAAATCAGTGCTGCCTGATTCCGTTATATCAGGTGTGAACAAGGCCGGTGGTACGCTGACGTCTGGAGCAACCAATAGTGACCTGTCAGGGCAGGGATTGAACATGATAGGGCTGCAAATAGATCCGCAGCTTGAGGTTATCGAAAAGCTGGAGCAAGCCCAGACTGATTATGCTTCCTGGCTGAACCAGCAGCAGCAGGCGATCACACAAAGTACTTTACTGAATGAGCAGCAGAAGCAGCAGCAATTGCTGGCTCTCCAACAGCAAGGACAACAGAACCAGCAAGCACTAAGCACCGCAGTATATGCCGCACAGACGCAATCAGCGCAAAATTCTTTCTCCAGTATCACCGATTCGATGGGGGCGATGTTCGGCGAGCAATCCGTGATGTATAAAGCGGCATTTGTTACGCAGAAAGCTTTTGCACTTGCTCAGGCAGCTGTTCAATTGCCAATGGCAATGGCGCAGGCGCTTTCAAGCCAGCCATTCCCATACAACTTAGCAGCAATGGCTACTGTTGCAGGCCTCATGGCTACAATAACGTCCAGCATCTCCAGTGCTGCCGCCGTCGGCTTTGCTTCTGGTGGATATACTGGCTCAGGCGGAAAGTATCAGCCAGCGGGTATTGTTCATAAAGGGGAGTACGTTTTCGACCAGAAGTCTACAAATCGAATCGGCGTGTCACAACTTGAGGCGTTACGGAACGGCAAGCCACTTGATGCCACATTGGGGCGTTCGGGGTTTGGGACTGGCGTTCAGAACGTTAGCAACAGCCAGCAAACGACCATCATCCGCCCCACAGTCACGGTTCCTCCAATAACAATCAATGGAAATCCTTCTGACGCGACCGTGCTGCTTGTACAGCAGGCTACTCGTGAAGGAGCAAAACAAGGTTACCAGCAGGTTGCTAACGATCTGGCAAAAGGGGTTGGCCAAGTGCACAAGGCATTAACTGGGAGGTATAACACTGGACGGAGAACAGGGTAATGGCTGAAATATTTTATCCGCATGACTATCTCCCTATGCCTTTACAAGAAGGCTATGGATTCCAGCCAGTCAGCCCTTTGAAACGAACTCAACTCACCACAGGCCGGGCGAGACAACGCAGGGCGTATACCTCGACTCCCACGGAAGCGACTGTATCGTGGTTTATGGAGAGCGATGTTCAGGGGCTAACGTTTGAATCGTGGTACCGCGATGCGCTCTCTGATGGTGCGGCTTGGTTCATGATGAAGTTGCAAACCCCCGCAGGCATAAAATTCTACAAATGTCGTTTTACGGATATCTATCAGGGGCCAGTGCTGGTAGCTCCCATCTACTGGCGGTATTCGGCGACGCTGGAGTTATGGGAGCGTCCACTATTGCCTCCGCCGTGGGGTAACTACCCCGAGTGGATCGCAGGTAGTTCACTGCTTGATATCGCATTAAACAGGGAGTGGCCAAAGCATGACGGTGCTTAACCGGCTTTATGCCAGTAGCGGATCGGAAGTCATCATTGAAACGCTGCAAATCAATATCGGTTTGACGGTGCATTATTTCTGCAAGGGCTACGACGATATTACAGCGACGACCGAAAATGGCGCTGTTATAACCTTTTCAGCCGCAGCTATCGATATCGCCATCCCGGCCAGAAACAGCGACGGTACACAGGATTTGAAGTTCGCTGTCAGCAACATAAAAGGGGAGGCGAGTACAGCGATTCGTGATGCCCTGGCAGCGAGGCAAGATGGCTCTATGACTTACAGGCAATATGTTTCAACGGACCTTAACGCTCCGGCTACCGTGCCGTATACGCTTGCTATCAAATCGGGATCCTGGACAGCGCTGCAGGCACAAATCACAGCCGGCTATATGAACGTTCTCGATACCGCCTGGCCGAGATTCCGTTACACCCTTAATGAGTATCCCGGCCTCCGTTACATGAGTTGAGGTTTCCCCATGTTTGAACCTGATAAATACCTTTCGGTCACCTGGCTGAAGGGCGGCAGAGTGTATCCGCAACTCGACTGCTTTGGCATCGTAAATGAGATACGACGCGACCTTAGATTACCCGAATGGCCAGACTTTGCAGGTGTGACCAAAGATGGCGGCGGCCTTGATAAAGAAGCCAGAAAGCTGATGTTGAAGCTTGAGCGTTGTGAACCATGCGTCGGCGCTGGCGTGGCGTGTTATTCGGGAACAATGGTCACCCATGTGGGGATTGTTGTTGAGCTGAACGGGTTGCTGCAGGTAGCGGAATGTAACCCCGGCTCGAACGTTTCTTTTATGCCGGTCTGGAAATTTAAACGGCGATTTATCAAGGTGGAATTCTGGCGATGACGATCAGTATTTATCCCTCCCGGTTACCTGGCGGACCACTGGAAACCCATCATCATGCGCGCATAACCCTGCATGAGTGGATGCAGAGGAACGTCGAAAATTATGATCCCGGAATGCCACAGCCAATCAGCGTAGAGATTGATAACGTGCCCGTCCCATCAGAGGAATGGCCGCGGTGCGAACTGGCACCAGATACTGACGTGAAGATTTACCCCGTTCCCTACGCGACAGGCTTTGCTATTGCCGCTCTGGTTGTAGCGGTAGCCGCTGCAGCTTATTCCATCTATATGATGAATAACCTCGATACTGGGGCCTACGATTCATCTACGGGTAAGTCTCTTGACTTAAACCCGGCAAAAGCGAACACGGCAAAACTTGGCGATCCTATCCGGGAATTATTCGGGCGTGCGCGGGTTTATCCGGATTATGTTGTTCAGCCGGTCAGTCGTTTTAACCCTGATGACCCAACCAGAATGACAATTGAGATGTTGATCTGCGTGAGTCGTGGAAATGTGGCATTTGCTAACGGCGATATCAGGATTGGTTCGACGCCTATTTCCGCCCTGGGTGATTCATTCTACTGGACACTTTATCCACCAGGAGCAAATGTTTCAGGCGATCGCCGCAGTGAAAACTGGTTCAATTCTACCGAGGTGGGCGGAACGTCCAGCGGCAGCGGCCTTGATATGGCGCAGACTGCACCGGATTCATCCGATATTACCGCCGACAGCATGACCGTTTCGGGATCGTCGGTTTCGTTCACCGGGCTGAGTGATGATGATGGCGATGATTCTCTGCCTGAGTCCTGGGTGGAAGGTGCGCTGGTGACTATCATCGCGCCGACCAACTACCTGATTTCGTCTTCATCAGGTTACAGCGTCCTGTTCAGTGACACGCTGACTGAGATTAACCCCTATGCCGGCATGCCCGTTACGCTGGAAATTAACGGGGCAGAATATGATCTCTTCATCGCTACGTTCACGCCAAAGCAGGATGCTGTTCCGGGCGTGGGGGGATCGGCAGCTTCATTGCGCGGCAGTGCAGCCCCAACAACCTATGATTTTTCGACCAGCAGCCAGACGTTTACCCTGACATGGCAGGCGACTACTTATACCGTTTCGCTGATCGCTAACTACGGCAATATGTCTGGCCTGCTGGCGGCAATCAATGAAGCGATAGCCGGGTCTAACCTGGTCGCGCAGGATGATGGCGGGGTAGTTCGCATCATTGAGAAGTCCAGCCCGTGGCTGGGCGGCAGTATTACCGCATCATCACTTCCTGTTTCCGTATTTGGGGGCAGCCCGGTATTCACCGATGGAACCGCATCCAGCGGCGGCAGTCCGGCAATAATCGCCAATGTCACTCTTGCTTATGGGAGTGGAAGCGGCGCGGCATTTTCCGGCATTCCTGAAGGGGTGCAGCGACTGTCACTTGCGCATCGGGGTAATGAATACCGCATTGCATCCGCAGACGGCACGACAGCGACAGTACAGCGAATGGTTAACGGAACCGTTGATAATACCTGGCCAGGCTACTCACCCAGGACGATGATTGATTACCAGGCGACCGGGATTAACGACAACAATAGCTGGATGGGCCCGTTTCTCGCCTGCCCGGATAATGAGGTGGTAAATGCATTTGAAGTGAATTTTTCATTCCCTTCCGGAATTTGCGGTTTCGGAAAATCCGGTGGCAAGAATTACCGTAACGTTGATTATGAAATTCAGTACCGGGTATATGGTTCTGGTTCTGGCTGGGTGAGCAAAACCGGACGTTACAGGATGAAGAACATTAATGCCCTGGGGTTCACTGAGCGATTTGAACTGGCTACCCCTGGTCTGGTTGAGGTGCGGTGCCGGCGGCGTAATGAGCAGGGGAGTAAAAACTCCAGGGACTCTATGTACTGGCAGGCGCTGCGCGGCAGGTTACTGACACGCCCTGCATCATATGCCGGTGTATCGTTAATGGCCGTGACGGTGGAATCTGGCGGCAAACTGGCGGCGCAGTCTGATCGGCGCGTTAACGTTGTGGCCACGCGTATTTATGATACCGGCGCTCCGCGGCGAATCTCCAGCGCGCTGTATCATGTCGGTAATTCTCTTGGCCTGGCGATGGACACCGAAGCCATTAACACCCTCGAGGCAACCTACTGGACCCCGCGGGGAGAGTATTTTGATTTCGCTACTGGCGACAGTGTCTCCGCGCTGGAAATGCTGCAGAAGATCACCACGGCGGGGAAATCGTACTTCCTGCTGAGTGACGGGCTCGCATCTGTAGGCAGGGAAGGGATTAAAAACTGGTCCGGCATTATCAGCCCGCATGAAATGACCGAAGAGTTACAGACCACCTTCTCGGCGCCGTCCGCCGATGATTACGATGGTGTGGATGTCACTTATATCAATGGCACGACGTGGTCAGAAGAAACGGTGCAATGCCGGACTCCGGATAACCCCACACCGAGGAAAATTGAGAGTTATACCCTCGATGGGGTTCTTGACCCGAACCGCGCCTATCAAATCGGCATGCGCCGCCTGATGAAATACCTCTATCAGCGGCTGGGCCATAACACGACAACAGAACTGGATGCGCTGGTCTATCAGTATGGCGATCGCATTCTGCTGACGGATGACATTCCGGGAAATAAAACGGTAAGTAGCCTGGTTATGGATATGGCCACATCTGGCGGTCAAACGGTATTTACCGTCTCCGAGCCGCTGGACTGGTCCTTTGAAAACCCGCGCGCAATTCTGCGTTACCAGGATGGTTCTGCCTCCGGGCTGCTGGTGGCCACCTTTGTCGGGGATTATCAGTTGTCCGTTCCGTGGCAGGCTGCTTTTGATGAAATTCTGCTGGACGATCCGAGCATCGAACCGCCGCGGCTGGTGTTCTGCAGCTCAACACGAAGTGTTTATGACGCCATTTTTGAGGAGATAGCCCCGCAGGCAGACGGAACCTGCCAGGTGACGACCAGACAATATAGCGACATTTTCTACCAGTACGACGACGCGCCATACCCAGGCAGCGTTTCTTAAAACCACAAATTCCCCTAAATAACTTTCTTTCGCTCAAACCCTCGTTTGGGCGAAGCCTCTTTTTGGAGCAAAAACATGGCCTATGTTCCACCCGTCGGGCAGACAGCAGACCCTGATATTTTCCTCGACAACGTCAAGCGGGCCGATCGGTTGGTTAATGGTCCGGAAGGAACGGTTCCCGACCGTGGCGGGCTGCCTCTCGATTCCTGGCGCCAGATGATGGCGAAGAATGATGAAATTCGTCAGAACCTTATTCCCCTCAGTCGCCAGTATATGACCGAGGAAGACGCCATGGCGGATATTGCCAATATTCCAGAAGGGAGCACAACCTATGTACGTAGCATTAGTGGTAGCGCCCTGGCTAATGAGTACATTAACAACGCAGGGACCATTGAACCAACTGGCAGAGCGATGCCATCACAACAAGCCGTTCAAATAAACGATGATTTCAGGGTGGATGTTACTCTGGGCAGCGAATCGCAGTGGGTTGATAACAGTAGCAGTTCTGCCAAAACTACGATAATGGCCGATGCTTCAGGAAGAGAGGTTATTTACGCTAACCATAGCGCAAAGAAAATAGTCGCCTATGGAAAACCACTGGCGGATAACAAAACGGTTTCGGAATTAGGTTCTGAAACATGGGTAATGGATGATAGCAATCCGACAATCATCATTGAGCTGGTGGATAAGTCGGGCCGTATTGTTAAATATTTGGACCTTGCTTCCGGGCTTTATTATGTTTTTGGTAAAGCTGTTGGGACTGAACAGTCATCAATTGTGTACCCGACGTTTATTCCTGAATTCATGGATGCCAGGAGCTATGGCCAAAGTCTGAGTATCTACTCGCAGGGAACGCCGGGACTTTCCACCCCTACAGTGAATACATTGCGCTTTGATACCGGAGTATTGACCTACAATAAAAATCCAGCGTCACTGGTTAACCTTGAAGATCCGACGTCCAGCCAGTATATGCAAAGTCAGGTCCATGACTTTCAAACAAAAGTTAGCGATGCCTCAAGTAGTGAGTTTTTTCTTGCCGCATCAGGTCTTGGCGGGACTCCATTCTCAGGGCTTGAGCCTGGTACCGCTATTTACACTCAATTCATTAGCACAATCCAGAAAGCAAAAGACCTGGCTGATGCGCGGGGAGTCCAGTACGGCATGCTCTGGTTTAATTTTCAGCATGGGGAAACGGATGCATCGCAAGGGACTGGGTATTCATATTACCGTCAAAAGTCGAGGGAAATGCAAAGTACGACTAATGCCCATGTAAAAGAAATTTCTGGCTTGAATCATGACGTAGTCATGTTCACGTATCAGATGGCGACACATGGTCGTTATGATGGGGCTACATACCCCAGCTATGAAATACCACTGGCTCAACTGGATGAAGCAGTCAGTAATCCGCTAATTCAGCTCGCGACGCCGATGTATATTTTCGACTATGCCGATGGGCTACACCTCACGAATGATGGCTATCGTCACCGTGATTTGTTCTTCTCGAAAGCCCAGCGGTTTTACTACGAAAATAAAAAACCATGGAAACCAATGCACCCCCTAAACGTCTCACGTATCGGTAACAGCGCTGTCATCATGGATGCGTTCGTTCCTAAAGGGAAACTCCAGTTCAGCACATCCAGGGTGACACCGGCGACGGATGCAATGCAGGGGTTTGAGCTGTGGTCAGAAAGTCAGTCTGGCGTTCTGACGCGTCTTGCCATCACAGAGGTATCGGCGCTTAGCGATACCCGGGTGAAGGTGCGTTCCGCTGTCAATTTCGGCGCTAACGAGAAAATCTACCTGGCTTACGCTTTCACTCCGGAGAACCGTGGCGCAGATAGCGGTGGTGGTATTTATCCAAACTGGCCCGCCGGATATATAGCCGGTTGTCGTGGAAATGTTTGTGACTCTGACGATTACGAATCTGATCTCCGCGATAAAAACGGCAATCCCTACGAACTCCGCAACTATCTAACCATCTTCCGGAAAGAGGCAATTTCATGAGCTATTTATTCACCCGTCTGTCTTTCGATGTGCCATTTGATAATCCAACTTATGTTGATGAAAGCTCTGTCCGCCGCCTCATAAATCCGGAATTTAATCCGGAGTCTGGTTTTGTAAACTGGATGTTTGGTGGAAGTGCTGACAGCCTCACTTCACTGTCAGGTGGTCATGTTATGACGCCGTCGGCTGGTGCTTTGCCAACCTATAAAAACTCATCGCTTGTTCTGCCTGCTGTAGCGACGGGCTTTAACGGCCTCAGCACCGAGTATAATGACTCAAACAGCATGACACTGACCGCTGTCATTCAGTATACCGGCGCCGCAACGCAGATCCTTCTCGGGGTAAATACCGGAACACAAGGGGAGTGTATCTATATGAGCGGCACCAGTGTGATGACCCATCTTGTGCGCAATGCGCAGGGGGCATCAGTGACTACTGAAATTCCTGTACCGGCTGGACTTACAGCTGGGCAGTATATTTTCCTCGCGTTCAGCCGAAACGGAAACAACCTGATTTCAATGGTAGGCGGCGCATCCACGCAAGTGAATCTGACGGATTCCGTTAAAACCCCGGCAACAGCGGCGAAGGTTGGGCCCGGCAACACGGCATATAACACCAATGGTTTTTCAAAACAGCTGGAGGTAGTCGAGTGCCTGTATCGGGATGGCCCGACAACGCTTGCAGATCTTCAGACAGCCTATGCTAATGCCAAGACTCGAAGTGCGTTGCGTGGAATTTCTGTTCTCTAACTATAATTTTTACGTACAGCTTTAAAAATTAACGTTAGATCTCACTTTGTTGAAATTTTCTTAAATAGGATGTGTGTTTTTTTAAAATCACATTATTCTTATATTGAGATATGCTAATTTAAGGAAATAAGATGTCTGATAAACGCCCAGCCATACCGGAACCAATGAAGAGAGAAGTGAGACAACAATGTTTTTTTGGATGTGCTATTTGTGGAATGCCTTTTTTTCAATATGATCATGTGGTGGAGTATTCGGAAATTAAAGAGCACACTGCAGATAATTTAGTTCTTTTATGTCCCAATCATCATGCGATGAAGACAGCAGGGAAGTTAGATAAAGAGATTGTATCCGCAGCTAAAAAAAATCCATTCAACTCAACAAGGGAAACAACATCCTCTTTAAAAATAGAAGGAGCAAAAGAAGTAGATGTTATTATTGGAAGTTCGAAATATAAAGGCGTATTCTCTGGTGAAGGAAGTGAAAATTTTCGGGCTATAGTAATTGATAACCATGATTTCTTAACAATTCATAATGAAAATGGGATCCTAAGCATTTCTGTAAACCTAACGGATGAACATGCCAAATCCATTCTCAAAGTTGACAGGGGGGAGTTAAAGGTATGGACTGATACTTGGGATTTCGACTACCCAGGAACAGATGTTATTGTAAGAAAAAACTTAGGTGATATTTTACTAAATATGAAACTGAGTAGTTCTGAAATACATATTACCAAAGGATCTTTTTACATTGGAAAAGGTGCAGGTATTTCTATTGAAAATAAATGCATATCGGTAATAAATAACGGAATTGAAATCAGTCGGATTATGGATGCTTCATTTAGTGGCGGGGATGATAGCATTGGTTTTTATTATGAAATAAATAATAGGTCTCTTCCAGACTGGGTATATGAATGATCTGTTTTAGATGAAGCAACAACATTTCCACCGACACTATGTATGTAGTATTTAATATATGAAAGTAGGCATTTATGCCTACTTTTCCTTTGAAAGAAAACCTTTAACCTTAGGCCATGTCCATTGGTATTCGGCATGAAGCCACAGCCCAATCATAACGCATGCTGACACGAACAGAATATCCGGCCATTTAGTGAACCCGGTAGCGATGGATGCCACCGAAACGATGCCAGCCAGTCTTGTCAGCCAATGGCTACGCAGAAAAGAATCAAATCCGTCGCTATTATTATTCATCTGTTTAGGCTTCGTTTAAGTTGTTTGTGAAGTATGTCAAGTGGGAGTGATCTGAATTTTGGTTATTTTATCATTAATTTATCTTATCTGTTCATTGTTGTCATAAAGCGAATGAATACATTAACTTTTCAATAATCTGGAATTGATAGGTAAAACCTGCATTGATCTTATTCACGCCAAAATCTACTGTATATAAAAACAGTATTCTCTGAGAGGATAGGAACATGTATCTACAGCAGCCCATCTACGAAGCTACGGGTATAAGCCAGTTTGCAACGTTCGTTGATACACAACGAGGCATCGCCGTAGTTGAGCGCTCATCATCGCCGTTAGCATCAGCGGTTTTACTTATCTCATATTGCGGGGTACAGCAGTTTGCGCGCTTCCTTGGAGGATCGCTCATTACGGAGGACGGCGACGCTATTGAAGGGGATATGTTAGCGGATGTTGAGCTGATAGGAGTGGTAACTCACATCATCAGCAAAGCTGGTTTTGATGACTGCCCGGTGATGTGA